GCTTTCCATTTTTAATTTTATCCCGCCATTAGATTCACTAATAAACGCCACAAAAATTTTTATTTTTATTTTTATTATTTTCTCAATTTGCCTCTTGACTTTTGCCGATGTAATGCGTAAAATACTTTTGGCGGAGCGTGTACCCCGAACTATCGCGGTATGATACTTCGTTTTCCGCCGCGTCTCATTTTGAGACAACTTGGTTTTCTGTTTTCTCTTTTGTTTTCTGTTTTCTGTTTTCTGTTTTCTGTTTTGTTTTCTGTTTTCTTTCCTATCATGCAAACAATCGAAATTCCCTCAATTCTACTTGCCCACCCTGCCCACTATATGCAAAAAGACGGACATTACGATGTTCTTGGCTGTCTTTTGTTATCCAAGGGTATATCGATTCCTGATAAAACCAAGTTTCCTTCACAACTCAAGCAACATATTCCACCATTCACAGTCGAATGTCGTAGGTCTTTTCTTGACAGCAAACTAACCCTCGACATTCTCAAACTACTTTCCACACACCCCAGGAAAGAACTGCTCGGCCCACTCAATGACCTACTTCGTCCCCACAATATTGAAGTCAAATTCGTCTGACCCGTTTTGTTTCGTCCCTTATTTAAGGAATCTCGTTATGGTTCGTATCATTCGTAAACCTCGTGGCAAGTACCTAATCGACATACATCACAATCGGTCAGGTGCTAGACCCAAAGACTACGGTACTAAGACAGCAACACCAAAAGCTCTCCAAGTACCCACCCCCAGGAAAGTAGTGCAACCCAAACCCACCATAGCAGAGATGTTAGCACAAGCTGGTATCACAAAGTGATACTTTTACGCATCTCGTTCGTGTACCATGTTTTTCAAATCGTCAGTTTAATATCATAGGATGATACCATGTTAGTTGTTCCTGCTGCTTATATTCGTTATCCTCACGGTGATGGTAAAGCATACGTTGTTGATACCACAGAAGTCGATCAAATTCTGTACCGACAAAAAGAATCTATTCTTAGACTCTACAGTGATCTGTCTGATTCGTCCCATAGTATTCTTTTAAGACATGCTGCCCGTGAACATGCTTTGACTATGCTCGAACAATACAAACCTTTCTGGGTCATGTTCGAGTACGAGTACAAGTACACCGAACTTCACAACCTACTCACCGAATGCACAATCGTCTAACCCGTTTCTTTCGTTTCGTTTCTTTTGGAGTACCTCGTTATGTATCTTACACTCGTTCCTGCTTACGGTCGTGACTACAAATCTAAGAAAGCTGTACAAGCCGACTGGGATGCTGGTAAAGACTTTCTAATCCAAGACATTTCTAGTCCTCACGATGGTCGTTACATCAACAAAGAAGATGCTGCCAAGTCTGGCATCCAGTCTGTCAACATTCGTTACAAGTCTCTCACTCAAATCTGTGTCGTAAAGGTCTAACTCTCATGATTACTCTCAACTTTTATCTCTTTATTCTCTCCATTCTCTGTGCTTGTGGTTTCTCGTTTATTATCGGAATCATAGTCGGTGCTACTTGTTTCCCTGAAATACAACCACCGCCCTCCCCAGAAAAGGACTTCGACCGTGACCCAGCTACTCGTAACTCTTGATTACCTCGTCCTCTGTTCACTCCCCGTTTCTCTCACAGTATTTGTTTACACTCTCACAAGGAAATCCTGATTATGCTTATTAACCTTGAAAATGCATCTGACGTCGTCAAGTTACTCGATATTGTTGATATTTTTACACAAATCGGTCTTCGTCATAAGGACGAACTCGAAGCCTACCTCGACAAAATCGACGAACTCAAACAAGAAGTTTGTGATAGAGATGTAATATCAAATGGACACATCTGTGAAATCAACATGATGCATAGTACGATTTCAAATCTTGAAAAAGAAATAGAAACTCTCACTACTTTGAACTCTGAGTTGTCTAAAGAAATCGAACAAATCAAAACACAGATAAGTTGTCCCGAAGTTATTGATCTTCGTGAAACCGACACTGTCATTGACGATCTTCGTGAAGAACTTCGACAGACAATCGAAAAGAACACTCTGCTTCAAAGAATTGTCAACCAACTTAATGCAGAAAATGAACTACTGGAAGCTCATATTGACAGATCGAATCAAGAAAAAGCTAGACTTGAGGGAATCATTGGTAAGCAAGAAGGACACTACCAAGAACTCGTTTCACAATTCAACAAAGTAAGAGACGATGCAAACAAAGCCAACAAAGCCTCAGTCGAAATCATCAAGGATCTTCGAGCCGAACTCAAGGCAACCATCGAAGAAAACCGAGAATTGAAAGAAAAATTTGACACACTAAGACGAGACCGTCAATCATGACAACCCAACCTAACCCTCCTAACTCAATCTTTACCTACGAACGTGTAGAACTCGCCGACCCAACTACAGGTCGTCTACGATTTCACAACGTAACTCTCACCCGAAGTATGTACCCTTACCGTAAAGGAATCAAGTTTGACCTAGTAGAAATCGATTTTGCAACTCAAAAGTTTACTGCTCAACGTAGTAGTAAACGACTCACTCACAACTTCATTTTTCAACTCTCACAAAACACAAATGCCAAACCTACTAATTAACGCAGGGCCGGGCTGTGGTAAAACCAGTACCATCGTCGATGCCTACCTGTACTACAAGGCAGCTAATCCTGTCATGTGGCTCACCAGATTCCAGAATACTCCTGAACAAGCTGCAATCTACCAATGGTGTAGAGACAACTTCCCCAGGAAACCAGACGTGGCCGTAGCTGGCCTAGATTGTTACAAAGCTATCTACATGGCTTTTAACAACACAACCGTTGACGACCTGAAACCTCGTATCCACAAAGATACCGACGTCAAAACTCACCACGGTTGGGGTTATTCTGTCATTCAAAAAGCCTACGGGTTTGTTCCAGTAAACGAACGAGCCGGTGAAGCTATTGTCGAGAAACTTACCGGCCAAACCATGAGCCAAAACAAACGTCGATTTGACTGGATTAGCTCCTTACGGTTTGTAGAGAAGTTCCAAGAAGAACTACTCGATCTCACCCAGGAAAACTTGTATGCCCTGCAAGCCAAATACAGTGAACTTGCACCATACAAGATCCACCCAGACATGCTTTCTCAGTGTTCCGAAATTATTCGGGCAATGAAAACAGTCGATCGACGTATCGGCATCACTTACATGATGCAAGTGTGGTTAGCTTTGTTCCTACTCAAGACTCCACCCCACGAAATCGGTTTTGTTGACGAATGTCAGGACTTATCCCCAGCTAGACTGGCTTTAAGCCTCAAACTTGCCAAGAATTTGGTGTTTGTAGGTGACAATAACCAGGCAATTAACGGCTGGAACGGTGCTGATCCACACTCTATAGAACGTATCCGAGAGTATTGTGCAGCCGAATTACCCCTTCGACTGTCCTTTCGACTCCCTCCAAACGTAGCTGCACAGGCCAATAAAATCCGTCCAACAGCACAAATTCGTACTATAGACAACAAGAAAGACGGTATTATTGCCCGTGTTACCCCTGACGAACTCATGACTTGGACTCGAAATACCCTAGAATCACTCAGTAACCATGCTGATTCAAAGGACAAAAACCCAATGATTGTGTGTCGATACAATGCACCACTGGTAAAACTTGCTCTACAGTACGTCCGAGAAGGTATTCCATGCAAATCTCTCGGTGCTACTGTAGTCAAAAGCCTTATCAGTACCGTTGTCAACCGAAAAGCTACTTCAATGGAGGATCTTTTGCTCAAACTAGCACAGTACGAGCAAAGAACTCTTGAAGTGGGAAATGCAATGGCAAAACAAGCCAACAAAGACAAGTTTGACTGTATCAAACACGTTCTCAAGTCTTGTACTACCATTGACGACTTTGAACCAATGCTAAAACGACTGTTACAGCCCCCAAAAGGCACCCAACACGTTGTTTTATCAACAGTTCACAAAGCCAAAGGTCTGGAAGCCCGTGTTGTTGGACTCCTCAACCCACCAATTCCTTCCTCCCGTGCAGAAACACCAGACCAAATTGAGCAAGAAAAGAACGTAGATTTTGTTGCTCACACCCGTACCAAGTCCGACATGTACTACCTTTTCAACGACTAACCCGTGTTTTGTCCCTGTTTTTTCTCACTTTGGAGAACTCTCACTATGTCCGAAGAACGCTTTGCTTCTCTCCCTCTTGAACAACAACAAGAATACGTACAAACTCTTGTTGAAGAACTAGGTGTTGTGTTTGTTCAGATGTACCGTGAACATCCACTACAACCACTCATACAAGCATGGTGTACAACACCCATGTTTATAGACACAATCATGAAAAATGATACCTACCCAGGAGAAGAAAGGCGAGACATCATCCAAACCCGTACGTCAATGTCAGCTATGCTTATCACTTTGCTAGTACATATGTTCATAAGAGATCCTATGCTTTTTAGAAGTCCCAACTTTCACATTACTTTTCAAAACACAGACGGAACAACCGGCAACATCATTGTCGATAACCTACAAGCTTCACCCGAATCCTGCATCAAAAAGAGCAGTATTCGACACGTGCTGTAACTTTTCTCCCCACTCTCTCACTCTTATACTCTCTCACAATACTATGAAACACTCAACTACCCTCTACTGTCTCAACAACTTCAACGACATCACTTGGTGGACAGCCGAGTATGATGAAGAATCACAACAACTGCTGCTATCTTGGGGACGATGTCTAAACAACAACATCACCCAGAAAAATCAGGGTGGCTCACAAGCCTTACCTGACAGCACTTTGTCTGAGTACCAAAGCCGAGTTGACTACCAGATTAACCGAAAAGGTTACTCTCGTGACATTCCAACCAGTCAACCATCCTTACCTATGCTTGCACAAGAGTACAAGCGTAACCCAAGATTCAACCATACAGCACTCCAACCCAAACTAGACGGTATCCGATGTATCATGTCCAGAGACGGACTCCTCTCCAGGAAGAATCAGCTATTCACTAGCTGTCCTCACCTAGAGTTGTACCTCTCAAAGATACCCGAAGGTGTCAAACTTGACGGTGAACTTATCATTCCCAACACACCATTACAAACGATTTACTCGTATGTAATGCGTAACACACCTGATCTTGTTGCTTGTCAAGAAATCGAGTACCACGTATTCGATGTAATTGACACCGATGCACCTTTTTCGGCACGAATCTATGAAGCTCAACGTATCGTCGAGATTATGGAAGATTTTTACATCAAAGCTCGTACCGATGTAAACCATCCGTTCCAAAAAGTTCGATACTTTTCCCGTAAGTGTCCATTCAAGATGGTTCACACTGTTCTTTACGAAATTTGTCCTACTGACGAAGAACTACAAGACCAGTTTGACGAATACAAGTCTGCTGGATTCGAAGGTATGATGATTCGTAATGCCAACGCACCTTACGAAATCAACAAACGATCTGCTGGTCTACTCAAGATGAAAGCCTTTGTAGACTCAGAGTTCGAAATTGTTGATGTCATCCCAGGAACAAATCGTGAAGGTGTGTTCGTATGTGCTACTTCTCACGGCAAAGAGTTCAAATGTTCATTCAAAGCAACTCGTGCCAAACGTCAACAAATCCTCACCTACCGAGAAAGTTACATCGGTAAGTGGCTCAAAGTCGAATTTGAAGGTCTTACCGAATCCGGTGTACCTCGTTGTCCAGTCGGAATCCACTACTTCACCAAAGAAGAATCCGACAAACCAGTTGGCCCGATAGACACAGGAAACCTTGACTAACCATGCCAAAACTCTACCTCCTCCGTCTTAACGAAGACACTGTCGACCTCGATTATGATATGGCTTCTGGATTCATAGTTCGAGCCTTATCACCCAAACAAGCTAGAACATTTGCATCAGAATGTTGTGGTGACGAAGGGTCAGACGTATGGCTCAATCGAACCCAATCCACCTGTCAACTACTCACCCCAGAAAGTGCAGGACTCGGTATAATTATGCGTGACTTTCGTGCAGGCTAACTTTAACCCTCGTTTCGTTTATTTCTCGTTTCAACTCGTAGGATCTATCATGCAACAACAATTTCCAGAACACAAGCTATTCACCGACATCGAACTCTGCATCAAGTTAGCTGCACAGCTTACTGCAATCGGATTCGACAGCAAGCACGTTAACGTAGTAACCGGAAGGCAAGGATTCCCAGACTCCCCAGAAAAGTACGGCCCCAACATCAGAACAGACAACTACGTTCTAATGTCCGATACTTTTCAAGAGTGTCTCCAACACCTTATGGCTGCTCGCAAATCGTTACTGCTACTCGGTGTACAGTTTGCCCCAGAGCAACTTGAACATGAAAAAAGCTTACCGTCCGAAACAACGGATTTACGACAGTAACTTCGAAGAAAACTTTCACCAAATATGGAAATCTCACAGCACCTACCCGATTGTCCACCACCACACAGTTCACCTATCCTGCAAGTGGGAACTAGACTTTTGCTTCCCCCAGGAAAAAATAGCAATCGAACTGCAAGGTTACGGTACAGGACACACGAGTTACAAAGGTATGCAACGAGACTACCACAAACACAACGATCTAGTCTTGGCTGGCTGGATCATCCTTTACTTCATGTCAGCGGATCTAAAAGAAGATGAGCGACGAACCATCAACACCATCAAATCCGTCCTTAAAGGACGTAACCCCGGAATCGGAAAGTTTGATTATTCCGAGGCCAAACGACCCGAATTTCAACCCAACAATCTTGCTGAAGCAGCGAGAAGGTTACTTAATAAAAGATTTGATTGATCGACACGCACCTGGCAACTTCCGTCAGTATTGTGAGAAGATCGGTTTCAAACCTCCCAACTTTCATGCTATCCTCAACGGAGACAGAAAATGCAGTCTGGAAGTGCTAAACAAAATCCTGTCCGGTATAAGATACCAGGCACAAATCTCATCTACGATAGTCATACAGGCCATGCCGACTGGAGCAGATGTAACAGATGCCTACTTGCCACCGGACGCAGAATCGTGGCCGTTCGAAGGGACGGACACCACGACTACGGACGAACTCCCCGAACCAGAATCATGTTCATCGGAGACTCCCCCGACCGAACAGACTCCAACACAGGGATACCTTTTACGGGACGTGCCGGACGAGTTCTGGAATTTATAATCTCAGAACTCCGTCACAGCATTTCCTACTGCATGACACACACAGTCTGCTGTGAAACCAAAGACATCGTTCGACTATACAAACCTGACGGTACAGAATACTTGTCAACTGAACAAGACGAAGCTAACAACTTCCTCTCCACCCCAGGAACGTATGCCGACGTTATCAACCAAGGCAGACCACCCTCTGCCAAAGAAGTTCAACTATGCTCCGATCATATTGTCGAACTTCTCGATTCATTCAAACCTCAAGGTGTAGTTTATGTTGGAACCAGCGTTAGACGAAACCAAGTAGTATCTCAACGATACACTACACATACCCTGTTTCGAGTACCCATGTTCAAGTTCCTCGAAGAAGAATACAAACTTCTTGAGTGCAGACGAGAAGCACACAAACTCGAATCTTATATCCGTTCCGTCACCCCAGGAAAACTCTCACAATGACCGGCTTCATCCAACTACTCACCATCGACAATAATCGAATCTACATCGACCCAGACACCATCGTCAGCTTCTCTGAGTTCCGGTTCAGAGAAAATGACATTGGTCTGGTAGGAACCAGCATAGTCTACTGCATCGGTTCCGTACCTACCAGCATTTCCGTTCGAGACCCGATTGACTACGTTGCTGACCAAATTATGGTCGGTTACGATAACTGCCCAGACGGACTGCCTTTGTGTAAACACAAAGACGACGACCTCCTGCCTCAACTTCAAGGCAAAACCATTCAAATCAATGAGTCACCAGACTTAACAGACCTGGAAACTCTCCAATCTCTGTACGACCGTGCAGCATCACCTAAGGTGAAGCAAACTATTCAAAACATTGCTCAACTTTTACCTCCTGTTCAAAAGCCGTATACAGGGCCGTCTATCGAAAATTTCATTGACTTCATAGAGAACCACCCAGCCAACCTACAAGTTCAACCAACACCCCAGGAAACACCACCATGCAATGGAAATGGCGAGGCCCAATCGACGGAGGAATAACACAATCCCTTCTGTCGAAGTACCTACAAGACCCGTTCAGTTTTGTCCTTTACTATGGACTTGGACTTGAAGAACCATCCCAACTCAACCAAAACTTGATTTGGGGTAACATGTTTCACAAACTGCTTGAAGTAACTCTACAGTGGCCGGAACTATACCGTGATCTGTCTGACGAACAAAAAGCAACAGTCCAGCAAGTTCTCAAAGAGGAAGAAAGCAAGTATCTGTCAATCGATATGACCACCATCTACTCCGTCCAGGAAATGATGAAGTTATACGATGACCGATACAAGTCTCTCTACACAATCCTAACTGAACAACAATTCAAACTACCTTACCGTACCAAGAACTTTCCTATCTCCCTCATGGGCAAGATAGATGGTGCTGGTGCTCGTAACGGTAACACTACGTCTGACTACCCAATGGGTCTGTCTAACTCAGAACAGTACATCCTTGTAGAACACAAGTGCAAAGGTCGTCACGATAAACTACAACACAGGCAAGAAATCCATACAGACTTGCAACTCAATCTGTATCTTCATGCTATGGAGTTGGCGGGAAAACCTTGCACCCACGTTGTGTACGACATCCTTCGTATACCAGAAGTCCAATGGAACTGTCCTGCTAGACAAGCTGGTGAACGACACAAGTTCTACATCGAACGTCTGTACAACAACTGCACTCCTTACAAAGAGTACCCTGTTGCTCGTAACAAGATATTCTGGGTAGACCAGCATATCTTTTACCACCCCCAGGAAAAAGTGACCCGATATCGAAAGGAGGTACTTGATCCGATTATCGACAGTTTGTGTTACATGTACGAGTATACGTTGTCAGACTCGTTTGATCCACTCAACCCTGACTGCTACAATCACTTGTTCCACAAACGACCACTACGTTTGTTCGACCCTGCTCGAACAGACTCATACAAGAAAGATTTTTACAACTACCTGACAGGTCAGATCGACCTCGACAGTCTCGTTCCCGTTCCGTCTCTATTCAAAGAACTAGAAGGTGAAGAATGAACCTTAATAAAATTCTAGTTGCATACACTGTTGTGCAAACAGAATTACACAAAAAACTTGAATACCATTTGAACCAAAACGCACCATTTTCGTCTTTGATTGTCAAAATTGGTAAATTGTGTGCAGCAATTAAATCTGAACACGATCAAACAGATTCCTTAAATACAACTCATTATGGTTTTGAAGATAACTATCTAAAAAACCATGCCAAAACAGAATGGTTATCTAACTTCGATGCTGTGATCTTCAACAATCAGTACACGTATCGACCGTCAGAAATGCGTGAGGCATCTGTGTCAAACTGGACACACTCGCTATGGGTTGTACATCAAATGCGTTTGATTCGACAAGCAGCTCTAACACACGACGATGCGAACTGTATCAAACTGTGTTGGTTACTTGCTGAATCTGTTAGACGACAAGCCTACCAGTACATCTACTTTCTTGCACCAACTACCCCTGTTGTTGCAAACAATGAATTTTCATTGAAACTTTGTTACTCCTTTTACGAAACCATTTCAAAAGAAAGTCAATACTAACATGAAGTACCTCAGCCCCTACCACGAGTTTTGTGACAAGACTTTTGCACGAGCAGCAAGAGTAGAACTCGATCCAAACACACCACCATCAGACTGTAACCACTATGGTGAATTTGGTAAACGATTTGAGCAACTCGCTCACCGTCTTGATGTTGTCCATTGTATCAACGGTTTTATCGGTGAAGTGTACGAACTCAATGAACACCTGCTTGCTCTTGAGTATGGTGGCTTTGAAACACCAGACAAAGGCCAAGCTATCATCCAGGAAGCAAGACAAGAACTTGGTGACCTGTGCTACTATCAAGCACAACTTCAAACTCTGCTTATCAACAGTTCCCACAAGCCGAACCTTGTTACTTGGGACAATTCGTATGAAAACAAACTCGATGATATGTCTGTGTTTGAGTTCAACGGTGTTGTTAACGAAATGGCTCTCTGGGCGAACTCAATTGCCAAGAAAATCGAGTTCATGCTCAACAAAACCAAGAAGTTGATCTTCTACGGTCACGAAGGTTCATTGACTCAAGTCCTGATTGATATGTCACTTATCATCAACGGCTACCGAGTCTACCATCTTGACTACGAGATCGACTCAAACAATTCACTACCCTGTGGTCACACCTTGTCGTACTATCGTACACTCAACCGAGCAAAGCTTGAGAAACGATACCCACAAGGCAAGTTCACCCCAGAAGCTGCCGAAGCCAAGGCAGACCAAAACTAACTGTTCCGTTTCCGTTTCGTTCCTCTTTTGGAGATTTATTTTGCGAGGTATGACTGGTGTTATTTATGGTCGTGAAGGTATGGGTAAAACCAGCCTCGGCCTACAGTTCCCTGGCCCAATTCACTGTATGTCAATCGGTGAAACCGGCTACCAGGACTTAGAAGTAATGGGACAAGTTCCAGACAACAGTCTGAACTACGTCATTACTTCATTCCAACAACTTGTTCAAGCTGTTACCAAAGTCACTAAGGGTACAATCCTTATTGACTCTACCAAGGGGTTGCAAAACAAAATCTTTGACTTCGTCCTTCAAGCCCACTACCAAAACAGCACGAAAGACTTTCATGCTTACAGTAGTGGCTCCAGGAAAGAGTCGCCGGTAGTGTTGCAACAATTCCTAGACTTGTGCAACAACAAAGCTAACGAAGGTGTCAACGTCATCTTGATCGGACACGTTGGTACAATCTCGTTACCCAACACAATGGGGCCAGACTTCCTGTGTCACGTTATCAACCTTGATGACGGTGAAAAGGGGCTAGGCATGAGATCGACTCTTACAGCTTGGGCAGGATTTATTTTCTTCCTCAATCTGCAAGTCGACATTACCCGTGTCACCGAAGCCGCTAAAGGTATTGCAATGGAAGGTAAAGCCAGAGAAGAAGATAACCGAGTTATCTACACCACTCTGTCTACAGCCCACCAAGCCAAGAACCGATGGAATATGCCTCCTGTTATCCCTATGGGCCGTTCTCCCCAGGATGCCTGGAAGAATCTGTCCAAACATTTTCCAGAAGCTTATCGAAAGGAGATTACAAAAGCTTCTGCGTAGTTTGTCTCTCACAAAGAGTTACAACGTGTAGCTCTCAATTTTGTATGTGTGTACGTGTTTTAAGAAAGATTTTTGATTATGACAAAGAAAACCGAAGTATCAGCTGAATTCATGTCCTTTTTTGGACGTAACTCCACACGGATCGAGCAAGCCAAGCAAGCAGAAGCTCGACTGCAAAACATTCCGTTGCCCATCGGTGCTAACGGTACTTGCATCCCAACAGGGTTCAAGTTGAGTAAGTCGCAAGACAGGAAGAATCCAGATGGTACAACCAAGGAAGGTACAGCTTATGCAGAAATGACCTTCTCGGTTATCGACCATCCAGAGCACCAAGGCAAAACCCTCCGTAAGCAATGGTGGTTTGCTACAAGTGCCAACATGGATGCTGCCGGTCGTTACGAAATGTTCCTAGGTGATATGGAACGATACGGTCTCCCCAGGGAAATCCGTGTCAACCACGAGTCTCCAGCAGAGATTGGTGACTGGTTCCTCAATCAACCTGGTATGGCCTTCCACTTTCAAATCGTGGAAGATGCTCGCAATACGTTGGACGATGGTAAGTCTGTTCGGCTTTCAACAACCGAACAACATATCGAAGCCACCGACAGTGTTGCTCCACCATCCGTCCCAAAGCCCCAAGGGTCGACAGCACCTGTAGCTCCTACCCCGACTGCTGCCCCATCACAGGCACAGGCTACTGTCCCTTCCCTTAACCAAACGGTTAAGCACCTGGAAATGAATTGGATGGTCACTGGAGTCTTTGCTGAGTCCGGCAAAGTCCAAGTCAAGAACGTCGATGATCCTCGTATGGAGAAGATCATCCGAATCGACCAAATCGAAGGCTAGCCTTCCGTTAGTCCTGTGTGTGCTACAGTACCGATTCTGCCAGTGAGCCACCACTGGTTTTTCTGTCTTTGAGTGTGTTATTCAAAGACTTGGTTCAGTTTGGTTTTTACAAAGGAGTTCTCTACCATGAGACCATTTCTGTTCGTTTGTGCATTTGTTTGCCTCTTGGCTACTAACCTATTTGCTCAGTCTACCTGTTCCAACGGTCGCTGCTATCCGGTTCAACAAGCAGTCGGTACAGTCGTGCAGTCCACCGGATACGTCGTCGGTACAGCTGTCGAAGTTGTAACAGCACCCGTCCGATACCTCCAGGAAGTACAGCCGGTACGGTCTGTTGTCGAGAGCTTTGCGTCAGGTCTTGCTCAGTCAAAAGCTGAACGACAAGCCGCAATGCAACAATGTTGCCACGTTGGTGGTGGTTTTGGTGGAGGCAGAGCAGAAGGAGTAGGATTTTCAACGTCCTCCCCAGAAGATGCTGTCCGACGATGTTGCTACTACGGACAACGACCTATTCGAGAACAAGGTGTAGCTTACGGTTACAACCGACGTTACCGAGTATACGGTTGGTATGCTACGATCATCTGTGATTAACTGTTTGGGTCTATCTTAGACACCCGTTCAAGGTTTGATCGGTTTGCTCAAACCTTGCTTTGGTACACCACTGGTTTTACTTAAAGATAGTACCCTGGAACCCAAACAGAATAGGTAGACGACATTACCATAGTCGTGGACTTGTTGGCCTAACCAACCTAGGGTCGGTAGTTTAATGTATTCAAAAACAGCACTTTGTGCAGAAGCAGGTAGCCAGTACTGCCCGATCCTTTTTTTGTTTGTTTGTTTACTCTTTTGAAAGACCACCATGTACGAAATAGCCGCACTCTTACTTACCCACACAGCCATGTATATCGTCGGATACTTACACGGCAAACGTAACCAACCCATTGTTTAAGGAATACTCTCTTGTCAGAAGAATATATCATTTGTCGTCAGATTGGTACACACAGTATGTACTATTCTGGGTGTAGTCATTGTATGACTTCCGTATGGGTTGATGATCCTACAGCTGCTATTTTCTTTGACAACAAAGATTTAGCAGAACGTACCAGACTTAATATCGAACTAGTCTCAAACACCCCAGATTTTCCACTTACACTCAAACCTGTAAGGTACACAGATGAAGAAGAAAACTTCGACTCAAGCACCGATAGCTGAGTTCATCTACCCAGATGGAACCTACCGATGTCTTGAGTACCCAGACCAACCCATAGGTCTTGTACGACCAATCAACAAAAGATTTACAAGACCTGTCAAAGTCAAATTCCATCCCCCAGGAGAAGATTGGGAAGCTAGTCGAGAAGCAGAAGATCGACCAGTTAATCAAGCTTTTCTTGCACAGTGGAGAGACCGTTGCCTCGATGCCCTAGCAAAAAAATAAGGAGCTATTTGTTATGTTACTCGCAGTCGATACAGAAACCACCGGCACAGACTTTTTTCATGGATGTCGACCATTCATGATTACAGCTTGTGACGGTAAATACAACTACGTGTTTGAAGGTATCGTCAATCCTCGTACTCGTGAAGTTAGTTGGGAAGATGACGAGCTTGATGCTTTTGTCAAGCTAGTCAAACAAGCTAACAAGATCATCTTCCACAATGCTCAGTTTGATATTCGAGCACTAGCATCTATCGGTATTTCTCCAGACTTGTTCTGGAATAAACTCGAAGATACTTTGCTTGCTTCTCACTGTATCTGTTCTGGTGACACACACAATCTCAAGAATCTTGCTGTCAAGTATTTCAACTACTCTGATGCTGACGAAGATGTACTTGCAGATCGTGTCAAGGAAGCAGTACGTGATGCTCGCAAGCAAGGATATTGTGTAGCCAAAGCAGGACACCACCACTTTCCAGGAATACGCAAAAACGGTACAGAGTTCTGGAAGATGGATTACTGGCTAGCACTCGATGCTTGTCGTGAGTATGCTGTACGTGACGTTGAACGTACTCTACTTTTGTGGGATGCTTTCAAACACAGTCTACTTACAGACAATCTTTGGGACGTATACCAAACTCGTAAAAAGCTGATTCGTATTGCATACGATATGCAAACGACAGGCAAATCTTTTGACAAAGTTAAAGCAACTGCCCTCATTACCAAATTTGAGAAAGAAATGAAGGAACATCGTTGGGCTATCAAACGTCTAGCCGGTATCGACTACCGATTTGATCCTAACAAACGTCAACACTTGATCGACTTGATCCACAAACGTCTCGATATTCCCGTAGAGTTTTATACCAAAGGCAAGAAGCCGGTTCCTGCTATGGATCAAAAAGCTCTCGACTCGTACTTCGTAAAATACAATGCCAAACCACTCGCAGAACTCGCCTCGTACAAGAAAAAACAAAAACACTGTACGGATCTCACAAGCTACATCAACTGGCTTGACGAGAACAATCGAACCCATTCCTCCCTCAATATCACTGGAACGAGAGAAACTCGCCAAAGTTCAAATAGTCCGAATGACCAGAATACTGATAAGCTACTCCGATCTTTGTTTGGCCCTGCTCCAGGATATGTCTGGATCTGCACAGACATGGTCAACATTGAACTCCGAATCTGGGCATACTCAGTCGGTAACAAAGAGCTTATCCAAGCCTTCGAAGAAGGTAAGTCCGTCCACCAAATGATTATGGAAATCATTTTCCCCGATCAAATGGAAGCCTACCATCGTGCTAAAAAGAAACTCAAGAGTCAACTGACTGAGGCCGATCAGAAAGTTCTCAAAGTATACCAACGTGTCAAGAACGGTAACTTTGCACGTATTTACGGTGCAACAGACAAGAAAACCAATGAGACTTATTATGGCAAGAAAGATGCTCCTAACTATTGTGCCAAGATTGATGCTCGCTTTCCTGGTATTGCAGAGTTTACCAAAACCCGAATCAAAATGGCAAGCATTACATACACTAAGTATTCTGTGTTTGCTGTACATACACTTGGGGGATATCGACTAGATGTTCCACCAGACGAACCGTTCAAAGCCTGTAACTTCTTCGTCCAAGGTAGTGCAGGTTGGATCATGACAGAAGCTATGATAGCTTGGGACGCAAACCCACTCTATCGTAAATTTAATTGCCAAATGAACTCACAAATTCATGACGGTCTCGACACCGAAGTACGTATCACACCAGCCCTTCCAGTTCTTATCGAAGCAAAGTGTCGTACAATCTCCGATGCCGGTCGTAAACTCATTCCTACTTGTGACGTTACTTGGGAACTTCAATACCATCCGTCTGATGAAACCAACCCCATCATCCAGGGCATCATTAACCCAACCAAAGAATTTCTCTTTTAACTCCCCAGGAAATACCATGCCGAGTGAACCATTAACCTTGAAAGAAAAAGTTATTATTCTCAAAGCAGCACTTCTTGAAATAGAAGAACTGCTTTTGAATACCAGCATCCCACTCCAACAACGTAAGGACGAAATTTGCAACATTGTTGATGACGAGCTAAACAGTCCTAGCAAAGAGGATCGAGAAGCTCTGTTCCACATGCGTCGTCGTATTCTCAAACACCACAGAAGCTAACACACCCCAGGAGAGAGCCGTGCACCTGTTCGAATTTCATACTGGTTTCAAACCAGAACAACATGGAAACCAGTTCGTAACAAACTGTCCGTTTTGTGAGAAAGAAAAACACTTCTTCTACAACCAAGAAAATGGTTTGTGGGACTGCAAAGTTTGCATGAAAAGTGGCAATCCAATTACGTTTCTTCGTGAACTCTACGGTTTATTTGACAACGTAACTCGTACGTCCCACTTCATTGCCAACCTTCGTGAACTACCTATTTCTTGTGTACAAGATGCTGGAGTCAAGTATAACGAACTTAACGGTACGTACTTGATTCCAACTTTTAAGAACGGTAAACTCAACAACCTTTACAAAGTCGCTCTTGTACGTAAACAAGACAAAAAGACTGGTGAATGGTTTGATAAATGGATCATCATGGCCTCCCCAGGAATTGAGCACACGCTCATGAATTGGGAAGAAACAACAGAAGATACCGTTTGGATTGCCGAAGGTCATTGGGATCGTCTAGCTGCAAAAGCAATTATAGCATCTAACGGTATCTCTCCTACAGCAGTTCCTGGGGCTGGTGTATGGAAGGGTGGTTGGTGTGAGTACCTATCAGAAAAACACGTTGTGTTCTGCTACGACAACGACACTTCTGGTAAAGCAGGATTTGAGCAAGTAATTCTCAAACATATCTCTGCTTCTCAGTACAAACCAAAATCCATTTCCTACATCGACTGGCCCGAAGATAAACCCGAAGGCTACGACCTCAACGACACTTATCGAGACTACGGTCGTGGATCATTCGGTAAGATCAAAGAATGGATCAAACCTTATACCTCCCCAGAAAACGTGGTGGTGGTCAAGAGTACCATTGAGACTGTCGAAGCAGACCGTACCTGTACGACTTATGACGAATTAGTCAAACGATACGAAAACGTGTTCCACACAACCGAACCTATGAAGCTAGGACTACTTCTAGTTCTATCTTCCATCTACTCCACCAGGGTAGAAGGCGAGCAGTTGTGGGTACGTTTTTTTGGTGCTCCTTCGTCTGGTAAAACCACCATTGCCAAAGTAGTTGGTGGTTCACAGCAAGTCGTACTCAAGTCTACGTTTACTGGTTTGTTTTCTGGTTGGAAAGACGAAAAAGGTAACGCTGACGCATCATTGATTCCCCTCATTGCAGGTAAGACACTGATCGTCAAAGATGCCGATGCTCTACTCAAACAACCAAACGTCGAAAAGATTTTCTCAGAACTTCGAGACTTCTACGACAAAGACAGTTCTACGTTCTACAAGAACATGATTTCACACGACTACCGAAACATTCGCAGTACCATGATTCTCTGTGGTACTCACGTGCTTCGTCGATCTGACCAATCATTCTTGGGTGAACGATTCCTAGACTTCGAACTCGACTTGTCTGACCGAGACAGAGAACTAATCGAAGATCGTATGCTAGAACGATCCATGATGGTAGCCAATAACCCTTCAACTCTTCCCCCAGAAATGCCGGTGGTTGCAGCTGCAAAGGGTTTCCTTGATATGCTCATGGACAAGCCTTGCAACGTACAACTAGGTCTCAGAGAACAACAAAACATCAAGACGTGGGCAAAACTTGCAGCAACACTCCGTACCAAAGTTGACCGAGAAACATTCGGACAACGCGAGATTGCATCTGAACCCATCATCGAAGTACCAGCTCGTTTGATCGGTCAGCTTACCAAACTCTACATGTGTGCTCCAGTTGTTCTAGGTCTTGATCGACCCAATGCTTTGGTAGACCAACTGGTTGCCAAAGTTGTTCGAGACATCATCGACTTCAAATCACCACGTATGCGTATTTGCAAACTCATTATGAAGCAACCGCACAGCCGTGACGAACTGGTCGACAAACTCGAAATGTCAATTGAACGTGTAAACAGAGAACTCCAAGACCTTGTTGCTCTCCGGCTAGTCTTTGCTCACAAGCATGACTCAGCTTCTGGCATGGGTCGTAAAGTTCTTCGAGTTACACTACACCCGAACCTAACCGAAGGTCTCGAACATCTAGGTTTCCAATGACAACAGAACACTGGTTACTTTGCTTGTTTGTTATCATTCTCATACTCATCACTTTCAAAATCCATGACCACCGACCATAACCCACAAACTCCTCGTACACTGAAAGGTTATCATGCCAAAGAAAACCTTTAGCATGTTCGACGAGTTCGACGATGACGAACGTATACCAGAATTTCTCACCCCAGAAGAAACTCTGCAAGCCATTACTAGGAAGAACTCAGTTGACAAACGTAACGACAAAAGATCCGCACTTATGCGGTCTCTTGTTCACAACGTAGAAGCCAACTGCACACTTACCCCAGAATTACTTGCAGCTAGGGAAGAACTACGGTCAGACTACGTCAAAATGCACCAAACTGTATTTCCCAACAGCACCGGTCAAAAGCCATTTGGAGAAGAACAAAATGCTGCTATTCGTCGTTTTCAACGTATTGTTCAGTCCCGTGGTAAGTTAGTCCAAGCTGAACCCCGTGGATTTGCTAAGACTTCTCGTGCAGTCAATCAGCTACTTATTGGCATCTTAACAGGTGACATTAAGTTTGCTTTGATTGTATCATCTGCAATCGACAAGTCTCAAGACATCATGGATCAGCTTCAAACAGAGTTGCTTGGTAACTTTGAACTAGAAAAATACTTTCCGGTAGTTCTCAAATGTTTTCAGGCTACCGAAGGTAAAGCCTTCAAAGCTAGCAGACAAACCCTAAACGATGAACCTACTCATATCGACTGGTCAAAAGACAGCATCCGATTCCCACACGTCCCAGGAGAACCAAGCAGCGGTGCAGTTATCCTAGTTCGTACTAAAGACAATCTTCGAGGTATTTCTCGTAAGATTCGTTATGGGCCAGAAGCCGGTAAAGTTATTCGACCAGACTTTGTATTGATCGACGATATTCAAACAGACAAAGAAGCTACCAGCCCAACTGTCTCCCAGAAAATCATTCGAACAATCAAACGATCTGTCTTGTTTGGCGGTAGTCACTCGAAGAAAATTCGAGCAGTTATGACCATCACACCAAACGTAGACGGTGACGTAGCTACTCACTTCATTCTCAACGAACCATCGTGGGAAGTTGCACTATACCCTATGATTAAGACCATGCCTAAAAACATGGACTTATGGGAAGAATATGCTGCAATCCTTCTCAACTTCGATCGTCGAAAAGAAGGTGACAGAGAAAAAGCACAACGTAGAGCAGCAGAGTTTGTTAAGACCAACTTTGATGCTCTCCACGAAGGTGCTCAAGCTACATGGGAGTACGCATACGAGTGGGACACAGACGATCCAATCGAACTATCAGCCGTACACCATGCAATGACATTCTATTTTGAAGAAGGCGAAGAAGCCTTCAACTTTGAATGTCAATGCAAGGTCGAACGTAAGAACCTTGATGAAGAAGTCCTCAAAGCATCCCACGAACAGATAGTGACACGTATATCACACCTCCCCAGGAGAATGGTGCCAGCCCATTGTAAGTACCTAGTAACTCACGTTGACTGTAACGCTGACGTACTAACCTACTTGACTATGGCATCTGACCAAGAACTCCGACCATACGTTGTTGATTACGGAACCTATCCACCACAACCTGGTGTGATTTGGAAAAAAGGTAAGATCATCAAGAAACTTGAGTCTCTCTATCCAGACATTGAAAGAGAAGATTTTGGTAACATGATGTATGCTGCTATTCGAGACTTTGGTGAAATACTTGCTAACACTATTTACAAACGAGAAGATGGTCACGAACTACTACATCGTTATATTGCTTTTGATACGATGTGGCAAACCGACGACATACTTCGAGCAATACGTGAAAGCAGACACCGATCGTTACTCCTTGGTACACAAGGTCTGTTCTACGGTGTAAAAGATCGTCCTATGATGGAACAAGTACACGGAGACAGAACAATGCACTTTCATTGCTTCTCAACTCCAAGTACAGACAGGGTTGTCGAACTACTCAAGATTGACACCAATGCTATCAAGACTCTTGTACACCGTGGTTACATATCTCGTTCTGGTACAATAGGTACACTCAAACTATTCATCCCAGAAAATCCAGGCGACCATCAGCAGTACGCAGATCACCTTTGTTCTGAATCACCCGAAACAAAAACAAACGTCAAAGAAAATCGTATCGTCGTTGAGTGGACAAAAGACGACAAGATGCACGATAACGAATACTTTGACAACACTGTAGGAGCTATGGCTTTGCTTATCAAAGCTGGCTGTACTCTGAAAGCACGAAAAGAAGTCAAAAAACTAGACATGGGAACTTTCATAAAGAACCAAAAATAATGCCAACAAAACAACCCATTCCACCACCCAAGTTCAACATTCGAGACCAAGTTCTTTACAATTTCTCACGATGGCAAGTTACAGAACGTGAATACAAGTCCTGCAATTGGTGGTACAAACTTGAAGCTATCGAAGAAAATAAACAAGGTGTTAACAACACCAAAGCAAACGAAAAGTTTATAACTCTTTCATCTCCTTCTCCACCCCAGGAAACCAAACCTGATCCAGAACAAGGTCACTTTGATGATATCGAAAATAAGTGGATACCTGAACCCAATCCATTCGAAGGTCGTAACAACCAAACTGTCGTCAATGAGCAAGGTGGTAGACAATCCCATTTCGACGCTAGATTCGATTGTATTCCTCCAGTTGTTCTTCGTCTGCTTGCTCAATGTCTAGGATTTGGTGCTAGAAAGTATGGTGATACAAACTGGAAGAAAATTCCACAACGAGATAATCTCAATCATGCCATGAACCATATCAACGAATGGAATCGTGGCAACCGAGACGAACCTCATTTAGTCAATGCAATGGCTCGTCTTACATTTGCCTTGTGGCAAGCAGTAGACAGCAAAGACCAACCCGACACCTACATCCACCCAGACGATCATGACACTAAAACAACTACTTAAACAATTCTTGTACGGCAGAGGAGGACTGATAGCTTTAGCTGCCCTACTAGCTATCATCCTTCGATCTGCCTTACCTCTCACTACTCGTGATTACTTTATCTGTGCTGCAATAGTATTTGGTTGGCCGATCTACGAGTACATTGCACACAGATACTTGATGCACGAATGGATCTGGACACCCTTTAGATTTACACACGATAGACACCACCACGATCCCACCCCAGAAACAGGGCTGCCGGACTTGTGGGTCATCAACGTGTATTTCATAAACAGCCTTATATTCCTAGCTTTGCCGGTAGGAATCTACACAGCACACACAACAATTTTGTGTATGCTTTTGTGGTACGAATTCGCACACTACTCTTGCCACACACCTTATCAACCTAAAACTTGGTGGGGTTATGCAATCCGTGTGAATCATCTTCAACATCACAAACTCAACAGTCCTGATAGATACTCCCTCTTGTTCCCAATCATAAGGAAAGCCAAATGACCCTCTACAAGCCTTTTGCATTACGTGTGATGGACGGTGACACACTTAATTGCATCATACGTTGTGCTCCATTCAGTGACTTACTTGTCGAACGACACCTACGTCTCTACGGAATCGACACCCCAGAAAAAAACACGCCGGCTGGTAGAGCAGTTATGAAGTGGGTTACTAAGTGGCTCGAACTCAACTACGACTACTTACGTGTCGAATTTATCGAACCAGATAAGTTTGCTGGACGGTTTGTTGGTAAGTTGTGGTGTGTTTCGGGAGATAAGAAATCTCAATTCGACTTGTCTAACCTTCTCTTGCAAGGCTACATGGCTAAATCTTATACAGGAAAAGTAGCCAAGAGTCCTTGGACTCCAGTTGAGTTACAAATAGCCGAAAGAGCAGGTAACACAACACCAACACGTGTCACAGACATTTTTACTCTCTTTGAACCACTTGAAGATCCAGAACCCTGGGTAACACCCACCCCCAGGGAATTAGAGTCATACACTGTGTCGACCATCTTTGAGATTCCATTAAAACCTGTTGTTGCTGCAAAGGTAGACCTTTAACTATCACACCATGATACTTACTTGCGGTATCATAAAAATTTTATTTGACTTTTCTGCGGTTACTGCGTATAATCTACGGGGAACCGCCACAAAATAGTATCAGACCATGATACTCCTTTAAGGTTGGTTCCTAGTATTTGTTCTAGGTTCCAACCTTTTTTTTGTATCATGAGTCCTCCTGTATACTTACCTCCCGATCTTATCTCCGATGTTGTAATGTATGCAGCACCAGGAGAACTTTGGCATTTACCAAAAGCCACTTTTGAACCGATCTGGAATCGAGTATCTGGAAAAGGAATCAAAGTTGCCGTCCTCGATACAGGCTGCAATCCTCATGATGTTTTACCAGAACCAGTAGAGGGGCGTTCGTTTATCCAGGGTGAGAGCTGGAAAGACGGCAATGGGCACGGAACCCATTGTGCAGGAACGGTCTTAGGGAGAGAGGGTATAGGAGTGGCTCCTGCTGCCTCTCTACTGGTCGGTAAAGTCCTTTCAAACAGAGGTAGTGGAAACTCAGACGGAATTGCTGCTGGTATTAACTGGGCTGTAAGTGCAGGAGCAGACATCATCAGTATGTCTCTTGGATCATCTTCTCCCTACCAACCAATGCAAGATGCTCTCAAACATGCTTGGCATAACGGAGTAGTTGTAGTAGCTGCTGCCGGCAACTCCGGTTTTACTGGTCGAGCAAACACAATCGGCTACCCAGGAAGATACCCAGAAACACTCTGCATTGGTGCTTACCGATCAGATGGACAGCGAGCCTCTTTCTCCTCCGGAGGCCGAGAAATGGATTTTGTCTGCCCAGGACAAGACATCATTTCTTGTTCTACCCAGAACGGTTACGTCGGCATGTCAGGAACCAGCATGGCCACACCGTTTGCAGCTGGATTGTTTGCCCTCATCATTGAACTCATGAGACGAGAAGGCTACCCAGCTTTTAGTGGAGTAGAAGCTGTCCGAGAATTTTTCAAAGTTTACACCCAAGACAAGGGTGAACCTGGCTTCGACCCTGCTTGGGGATACGGTATTCCCAAAACCACAGAGATTATCAATGCTCTGCTCAATGACAACTTGGAGTATGTATGATAAAAGGTACAATCCCAATCTCACCAGCACAAAACGTGCTGTCCTCCAACACAGGCCCACTCGAAGGTGGAGTATACATCGTTTCAGGCAACAACCTCGGAACAGGTACTCATACCATTCGAATGTTCAATCCATCCGATGCTATTGGATCTGCCAACAACATTATCGCAGTACACCGGTACACCACCACAACCGTAACAGGTTCGACTTCGATCGGCCCCAGGGAAATCCTAGTGCCGAACGGTTGGGCTTTGGGTTGCACGAGTGATGCTGTCACCCCAGACGTAACTGGTAAACTCCAGTACGCAAAAGTTGAAAGTTAATTTTCTGAGCTGACGGGTAGATTAAGTTTTTGCACTTTCTCTTAGTCTTGGCCCCACGTAGGATCGAAGCCTACACAGCTCACTGTTCCGTTTTGTCCCTCCCTTCCTCAAAGGATTTAGTCATGTCTTGTGCTCCACAATTCCCAAACAACATTTCTCTGTCTTGTGTGTTCGGTTTGATTGCCGATCTCAAGAACGGAATCAACGTCCAGACTGTCAAAAAAGCACTATGGATTGCCGGTTGTCTTATCGAAAAGGTTGGCCCACCAACTCTCCCCCAGGGAAACGACGAAGTCGGCTTGCTTTCAGTTGTCGACCGATTTGACGTTCTAGTCGGCAAACTCGAAGCAACTGCTTATGCTCTTGCTGAACAAGAAACAGATGAAGCTGTTTCTCTAGCTCTTGGAAAAGCACCACAAGCTAGTACCCAAGGTTGGGAAGTTCTTATCCCTATCATTCTTGAAATCATTAAACTGATTGCCGAGAATCGCAGAAAGAAAGAACAACAACCTGTTCCTCCTGCTGCAACAGCACCCAACTTGTCTATCATGGGTGTCGAACTTGTGTCTGACACTGGTTCTGTTAAAGCTCCCGTGACAAAACCAGCAACTGCTGAGTCAACAACTGAACCTCCCAAGAAAAAATAACTCAACCTTTCTCAGACATCATGAAAACTTTCAACCCTCTGGTATTTGCACAAACAAGTAAGACTGCTCCTTACGTTTTATTTGTTTGGCTGGTTTTCTTCGCCCAGGTCGCACTAGGGCAAGATACCCCTTCTGTGAAAGCAACTATAAAGGGGCCAAGTACAGCTTTAGCCGGTACACTGGTTTTTCTATCACATGAAGATGCAGTTGGTGAAAACAAGGTTTGGATCATACCAGAAGAACTCAAATCACAGTCAGCATCTTGTGGTACGAGTATCTTTTTCTCCATTCCGAGTCCAGGAAAATACCAGTTTGGGTTGATCGTAGCTGACAAAACAGCAGCTATTGACTACAAGTTCCATACAATCGAAGTAGTAGGTTCTATACCTACTACACCCCCAGGAACAGGGCCGACACCACCAAACCCTCCTACTCCTCCTACCCCACCAGCTATTCCAAACTTCGACAGTATACGTCAAGTATCCAAAGCCGGAGTGGAAACTCTCAAAGATCCATCAACAACACTTCTCTTACAAACAAATCTTCTCAAGACTATCAACAATTTACCTCCAACCCTCCCAGAAGCAAAGGGTGCTGTTACAGCAATGGTTGAACTCTGCTTTTCAACCAGAGAAATTGGTAGTCGTGGCAAAGATTGGTTAAACTTGTGGAGAATACCGATCGATCGAGAGATTGCTAAATACAATCCACAAGATGTTGGCTCGTACCGAGAATGTATGAAAGCCGTAATTCGAGGTCTTTGTGTTAACGGAGTCTGCCCAAACGTACCATGATTCAAAACCAGAAAATCAAAATCATAGCTGGTGCTACCACCAGCGAACCAGTCTCCCTCCCAGGAGGAGCACGGCTGGTACGAGTACAATCACCAATTATGTCAGTGGCTACATCAATGGTCTTATCTGGTAGAGTTGGTGACGGTGGTTCTTACGAAACCATGTACCAAGGTAGCACTAACACTTCGTTGAGCTTCACACTCAACAACACAGTCAGATCAATCAGTATCCCCCCAGAATACACGGCTGGTCTGTCTGCTGTACAAATCAAAACAAATGCTGCGGAAGCTACTGACAAAGAATTCACTGTTGTTTACGAATGGTAAGGAACACAAATGGACGGAACACAACCGAGTGATTGGTGGGTAAAAGGAGCACTTACTGTGATTGCTACACTTTCGTCTATTGTTGCTTTGTTCTACCGTAAACTTGAATCAAACAACACCAAAGCAATCACAGACCTACAAACCAACCTCATCAAGCAAGAAGCTAGATCCGAAAAGTGTGAAGCCGATCGACTTGAACTATTCCGAACTCAAGTTAAACAAGAGACAGAAATTGCAGCCCTCAAAGAAGAATTAGCCAACATCAAATCGAGGACAGCATGAAACCGATTCAAACACTGATCGAAGAAGTACCTAACTGGAGACAACTCACACCCCAGGAAATACTTGCCCGCCTTGAACAAAAAACAGTCCATTACGTCGATCCAAAAACGTATCGACTTGTAGACATTGCCAAGTTGATTGGTGACGAAAACATGCCAGCTTTTCTTAAAGTAGTCAAGGATTCCGGTTATGACTGGATGATTACCGAAGCTGCAAGTGGAGTCAGGCTTGGTGACGATCCTATCAATACCCGACTTCGATTACTAAACCATCCAGTTGCTTTGACCTTAGCAAACCATACTAACCGTATGGTTTCTCTACTTGAACAAAACAACATCACCACCACGGTCGAGGAAGTTGCGGCGGTACAAGCCTCGTTGCTGCTTGAAATATACAAGCATACGAAGATAGACGGCTACCAAGACCAACTGCAAGCCTACCGAGAAACCATGACCGTCTGGGACGGTACTCCCGAAACAGAACCGAGGTTCTAAATGACAATCAGTCGTATCAGTTCGGCAACAAACAACGGCACGACGATCCCACTTCCCACTCACGCCGAAAATGATGTAATTATCATTGGAGCCTATCGAGACGCAAGTGCAACTGCTCCGACGTTGCCCGCTGGTTGGTATGGGCTTATGGCTTCGCCCACTTCGGCACCTTCTATGGTAATCGGTTGGAAACGAGCAACATCGTCAACCGAGCAAAGCGGGACATGGACGAATGCCAGCACCTTGCATGCTACCGTTTATCGTCCAGCGGCAAATAAATTGATTATCCCAGTCTTTTTGAACATGACTGTTCTCAGTGGTACGACTGTAACTTTCGGTGCTCAGACGGCTGGTACTTTCCCAACAAACGTAGACGACTACTGGATCTTTGGCTTTATGGGCCAGAGAAATTCAGGTAATGCTCTCAACACAAGAACATTCACTGGACTGACCAACGTGTCTAGTTCAACAGACGGAGCAGGTTGGCAAGCTATCGTCAATGATTCAAACGCAACCCAAACAACAGCATGGACAAGCCAAAGTGCAAGTGTAACGACACCGGCAGCATCGCGAAGCGTGGTTCTCGGTCTATGGGAAGTGCCACAACAATCGGCTAGCGGCGGTGGTGTTTTTGATCCTTTGAACCATCCTTTAATCAACTAAACATGAACGACTATTACGGTGATTTCACAGTTGGTTCGGTGATTCGGATCAAGTTCAACACACTCAACCAAGCCTTGGTTCCAGCAACTCCAAGCATTGCTCCTACGTTTGCGGTATACAAAAACAGCACGACGGAATCGACTGCCGGTATAGTATCGCCCACTGTTGATTACGACGGTAAGGCCGGGTTCCATTTGCTGGTGATTGATACGTCAGCCGATCCTGTGTTCTACGTTGCTGGTGAAGATTACGACATTGTGTTTACGGCAGGAACCGTGGACAGCAAAGACTTAACCAGGGTCAAGCTAAAATCGTTCTCGCTTGAGAATCGAAACGTCAAAGCAAACGTAACCCAGGTTGCCGGTCAAACGGCAAATGCTGCTAGTGCTGTAACCTTTCCGTCTACAGTAGCAAGTACAACCAACATTACTTCGGCAAGTGGAATAACTCTGTCTAGTGCTGGTGTACAAGCTATTTGGGATTTCCTTACCTCAGGAATCTTAGTTGCTGGTAGTATTGGTAAACAAATTGTTGATAGACTCGATGCTACCATCAGTAGTCGATCAACCTATGCAGGAACAGACACCCCAGGAACAACGACTCTGCTTGGTCTGATAACACCACAAAGAGCGCTCAACTTAGACTTCCTAGATGCTGCAAGTAGTTCAATCCTATCAAGCATTTCAGGTCTAAACAATCTAAGTGCTAAATGTAACTTATTTGGAGCAGTATTACTTGAAGTTCCCGAAGCTGGATCAACTGTTTACTCATTTGATCTAGTAGTCAAAGATGATGAAGATAAGTTAGTGAATCTTGATGCCACACCTACCATTACAGCCACCAATGCTGCTGGTACAGATAGATCAGCAAACTTATCAGCAGTTACCTCCCCAGGAACAGGACGGTATCGGTTCACGTACACAGTAGCTTCAACTCATGCTAAAGAAAGCTTACGAATTGAAGCTACTGGTACAGTAAGTGCCGAAGCTCGATATGCAATTTGGAATGGTTCAGTAGTTGATTACGATACCACTTCCACTTTAGTTGCAATCCAAAACAATACTGTTGACATTCAAAGCAGAATCCCAACTGCTTTAGTCAATGGCCGAATCGCATCCTATATTGGTGAAATGGCTCCATCAGTTATCACTTCATCTTCGATTGCTACATCAGCACTCAATGGTAAAGGTGATTGGGCATTAGCTACTAACTGGACAGCAACTAGAGCAGGATACCTAGATGGTGTTCTATTAGCTCATAACTATAATGTTCGTGTAGTCGCTGTTACTGGTGCTCACCATATTGCCGCAGATATTCACGAATCACAAATTGATTCCATTCATCCTACATCACTTGAAGCTGGAGTATACACAACAATCGTGTCTACTCTACTTGGTACTAACCACACCAGTTATACCACCCCAGGAACAGTGGGGCAAAGCCTCAACGGTATTACTACACTATTAGCACGAATCCCATCTGCTACAGCACAACTTGTAACCGATCTAGCACTTATGCTTGTAGGTTCTGGTACAGCTTTAGTTAAGTGGACAGCAACAGCCTTGAGTTTAGCTCCGGCTGGTGGTGGAGGGGGTGGAGCAACTTCTGTTACACCAGAAGCCTTCATCAATCTCGACAATATTTTGTTAGAGAAAAACGTATTTACTTTCTTCAACAGTGAAGTTCGTACTTACCTTGTCTCTCTTGCATCAGGTGTATTCGACGGACAACCTATGACGTTCTGCATTGAGAAGTCTGACAAGACAACTCTAGTAGCTGTTACAGGTCTTACATCAGTAACCAACTCTGTTTCTGTAACAGTACCTTCTGTTGCAGAACAAACCGATAAATGTATGCAATGGTCACTTCGAGACTCTGCAACAGGACGTATTATTTTATACGGCCCAGCAGTCCAGAAGTATGCGGCTCTTAATTAGGATCTACTATGTCCCTTGAAGAAAACATACAGGCTATCCAAGCTGCTGTTGGCCCTAAAAGAGTCAAGACACCCCAGGAAGAAGTGGAGCAGTTCAGCTTAGCTGAGTTGCTTAAAGCAGCTAACTCCCGTGGTACACGTAAACCGTTTCTCAACAACATTACTTTTGTGAAAGCTGTACCCAAAAACGGACGCAGTTGTGAGGACGTAAATACACGACCATGCGAAGAATGATTCTCAATACACTGAAAAATCTCGGCATAATCAAAAACCGAGACATTCAGCCGTTCAATGAACTCCCAAGAGACCGTTTCTTGAAAGCTATTCGACATCCGTGGGTTCGACGAAAACTCATGTATGTTTCGATGGAACAAGACGAAGAAGGTAGTCACTACCACGGTATTCTCAATACGTTAGCAAATGACTGTGTCGGCCCTTCACCACTACTGATCGGTGGTGCATCTGATCCAGACGTAAACACTAACATTGAGGATAAGTGGGTACAGTTTTGTCAAGAAACTGGACTAGGTGCTTCTATTCGATTACTCCGTCGAGAAGCTGCAAGAACCGGTATCGGTATCGGTATTCCTTACCCAATGGTCAACACAGAACACGAAGTCAAATTAGGACTACGTGTTATCTCTGCTGACAAACTCCAAAATCCCCCAGGAAAAGGAGCACTCGAACGAGTGTGGGAAGGTATTGAGTACAATGAAAATTGGGAGCCTGTTCGAATCTACTTAGATACCGGAGAAGAATACGATGTCAAGGACATCATACTCTGGTGGAAAAACAAGTATGCTAATTTAATTTGTGGCATACCTGAATGTTCTCCTGCACTCTGTATCTTCCCAAGTGTTAAACGATACTTGGATTCGATCATACGTAGTGCAGAGTTCAGATCCGCTATACCAATGGCTATCAAACTTGATCCAACTGTTTGGGGCAAGGAAGATGCCGAAGGTATGCCTAGCGGAAAATGGGAGTACGAACCAGGCATGGTTCCAACACTTCCTCCAGGAACAACGCTCGAAGGTCTGTCGTACTCAGGTACTACAGCCGAAGATGCGGAAGCATTAGATGCAATGGTGGGTGCTGCTGCCCGTTGTATCAACATGCCTGTAAACCTGGCTACCGGCAACAGCCGACAATACAACATGGCTTCCAGCCAAGTTGACTTTGGGCCTTGGAAAAATACCATTGGTATTGATCGTGAAGATTTTGCTCCTGTAGTACACCGAATGGTTAGACTCTGGTATCAAGCCGGATCACTAACCAAAGGTTACTTTCAAGACAAAACCATGAGATTTGTTGATGAAGAAGGACTGAACTACACACTCAGTTATTCTCAAGTATTTAACCATCCCGATCCACAGAAGATCAGTAACAGCACAGCAACTGATCTTCAAACAGGTGCAATGACTCTCGTTAGGTATTACACAGAACGTGGACGTAACCCACGTCGAGAGATTCAAAGAGAAGCAGACTTACTAGGAATTGAGTACAGTGATATGTGCAAAATCCTTATGCTAGGTCGAACCTCTGCATCGTCTGGTCTTATCATGTCAGAAGAAACAGAAGAAGAAACTGATGAACCTTCTGACAGAGAAGAACAAGACTCTGTGGAAAACTCAAGAAAGAGAAAGAAACTCTCATGAAATTGAGTAAACGACTTGAGCAAATACGGAACGCTCGTGACAACAGCAAACCAGAGGATCACAAACCAGCCTCAGGTGAAGCCGTATTTAATCTAGCAACACCAGCTACCTCCACCCCAGGAGAGAACGGCAGCCTGACCAAGCTGTCTTTTGCTGGTTACTCTGGACAACCCGTTAATCTTTCCGATTACGGTGTTAAGCACCCAATGGTGTACAATCTTGCAGGGATCAGCTACAAAAATAGCATCCCGATTTTGTACGAACATTGGGAACCTATCGGTCACTCGACTTCGATTGACAAGACTGACACAAATCTTTCTGGGGAGGGAGTGACATCATTTCCTTCTAGTACAACAGATACTGTTGTGCAAGCCATTAAGAACGGTTTTCCATTCGAAGCAAGCATGGGACTCCGCATCCCAAATCAAGAAGATATTACGTTCCTTGAGAAAGGGCAGAAACGTACTGTCAACAATCGTGAAGTTACAGGCCCAATGTATGTAGCTGAACGCTCAGTCCTTAAAGAAATGACGATCACCATGAGTGGTCGTGACTCCAACACCAGTTTCGGTCTCTTAAACAAGGAAGCTATTACTATGCTGTTGAACTCAGCACCACCTGCTACTCCCCCAGAAGTTCCACCAACCTCTGACCTAACTCCTCCTGCTGCTCCTCCTGCTCCTGCTCCTGCTCCGGTCGCACCAGTACAAAACTCTGTACCAGTTGCTCCTGTTCCTACTCCAGCTCCCGTCGGTCGTGCCGACGTAGTTAAGCTGACTCGACTTCTCAACAGCTATCCAAAGTATGCTGAGAAGATCGAAGCCGGCTATGAAGCTGGTCAATCACTTCAAGACATCGAGAACGGAATCAAACTCGAAATGTTCAACAACGGTCTACCTCAAGTACCAAACCTCACCCCAGGAAACAAGTCGGAAGCCGGCTCAAACATCTTGGCTCACTTTGCTTTGTCTCTTGGTGTCAAGCCAGAAACACTCGAAAAGCATGGTGTTGACAAGAAGGCAATTGACGTTGCTAACAAGAGTCCTCGATGGGGCTTTGTTGAAACCTTAGTCAACATTGCTAACGGAACCGAATCCGGTCGTCGATTCAGCGGTTTCAGCGATGTTGAGCTAGTCTGCGAGTCAATCAAAAACTCGTCCAGACAAATTGCACTCGGTATCAACAATGCTGCTGCCTACAGCACCATTGACATGCCGAACTTGCTTAAGAAAACCACCGATATGATGGTTGAAGAACGATGGGAAATCAACCCACCGTTTGCAACTCGATACCTCAAGGAAGAATCCAACAAAGACTTCCGTGAAACCCAACGATTCCGTCCAGGTGGTGGAAAGATTTGGGACGAAGTCAATCGAGACGGTAAGCTTGAAATGACCGAGTTCGGCCCAGAAACCGAATATCGAAGCAAGCTGTCTACCAGTGGTCAAATCGTTGTGTTCAACCGTGCACAGATTTACAACGACGATATGGGAGTTATCTCCGATATGTTGGCTGCAATGGTCGAAGGTGCTTTGATCGTCCCAGATATGAAGCTCGGCAAGCTCATGCTTGTCAAAGCTGCTGGTGCTGGTACGTTCTGGGTCAATGCTGACAACAGCCGAACCAGCTTTGCTCTCAACCGAGCAAACTTGTCGACTGCTTACAATGCACTCCGTCAGTACAACGAGAACCGTGGTAAGAACTACGTCAATCTCATCAACGACCGATGGACACTCATCACTTCGATCAGTGGTGAAGAAGCTGCTTGGGAAATCTTGCAACAGAACAAGATTGTTCAAGAAGCCGGTGCAGCTAACGGTGTCAAGACTGGTGACAAGAACTACTGGTTTGGGAAGCTCGATCAAGCTGTGTTCCCACAAATGAGCAACACCAGCTTGCTGAACAACGGTGCTGCCAGCACGTTTGTTAGTGAAGGAACTTGGTTGCTGTGGCCGTCGTCACAACGATACAGCCCATACTCCATCACCTACCTCCGAGGACAACGTCGACCAACTGTTGAATCAGTCGACCTCCCAGGAAACATGCTAGGGTCGGGTGTTCGAGGATATTGGGACGTTGAAATCAACGAACGTGAACGAGAAGCAATCGGTCGATTCAACGGCTAATCCATGTAAAAGATGTATCTGTAGTCAAGATACTCTTTTACTTTCCTTCCACTCTTGAGACTACAGAACAACTGTAGTCTCTATTTCCGACACAACAATAAACTTCGTACAAGGAACATTTGGCTATGCCAGTTAGCACTCCAAATCGGGTCGCAGACCCAGTCAAGCTCGAACGATACGATGCCCCAACCGTCATCAAACAAGGTGGTGAGTTGTCGGTCAACTACTACAACACCACCGGCAGCACCATCCTCCAGGGAGAACCAGTTCTCCTTGGTGGACGAGTCGGTATTGCTCAGTCAGTCATCCTCCCAGGACAACAAGGAACCCTGGTGATGGATTGGTTGATCGAAGCCAAAATCGGTGGTACACTTGCAGCAGACATTATTCAAAACGACACCGTGTGGTGGAGTTATGATGTTACTTCGGTCGTTGCCGGTGTAGGTGGTGCAGTTCGTGCAGCCCCAACCAACGGCTTCATCCTTGGTAATGCAGTTATCCCAACCGGAGCTGTGTCACTCAACGGATCGAGCAAAGCTATTGCAGCACCAGCCGGTGCTTCGGTAGTTCGAGTGTTGAACACCCAAGAACCTTCCCCAGCAATCGGGACGGTTCCGACGTTCAACTAGTTTCTAGTCTCTGCTTCAATGGCCGGCTACGTCAAGGCTACTTAGGGTTGGTCTTCCCCTGGGTAGCCTTGACAAGCTGTTCTCTTTTAAGGTGTGGTATGAACATTCTTTCCTGGGGGCTGGATTTCCTGTATAAACAATCTGCTTCGTTTGTTGAAGTAGACTTGTTAATTGGTATGCCTAATCTAGCCAAGTACCCAATAAAGGGTGCAATCACTGAGTGCAAGCAACTCTTTGACTCTGATAAAGTCAAGATCCAAGCACCCAGATACCACATCATGATCGACCGAGAAACCTTTACCAAGTTCGAACTACCTCTAGTACGTGGACTTCAAGTAGAACACCCATCCTCCAGGAGATTGTTCGAGGTTGTCCTAGACAACAAAGGTAGTTACTTTTACAATGACGGGGAAGGTCGTAAGATTGTACTCGTTGTAAACGAAAGGACAAACTGTGCTAGCTGAACTTGCTGAACTCATTGCTACCACACTGAACGCTAGCGACCCAGGAAAGTGGGGAACCTACAAAGTTCCTGGGTATGTCTCTGCTGAAAACTGTCTTGATCCAGAAGTGGTTAGACAGTCCTCAACTAAGAGGCTGCTAGTGATGCCTTTGTTTACAGACTTGAACATGGACGGTACACTTCGACGAGGACGGATGCAGTCGATTCAACCAGTTCTAAACCTCAGTCTGACGTTACTAATACCCTTCGAGGAATTTAGCACCAAAGACGTAACTCATTGGAACGAAGTAAAAAACGTACTCGATCTTCGAGAACGACTTGACTTGTTCATCATGAGAACTGTTTGGGGTGAATACAATCTTAACAGTGTCAATCCAATGCCACCAGTTGAGATTGAGTTGAATCAACGAAACTTTCTGTCCTCAACCGAGTTTACTTTTTCAACCCAAGTCTGCTAACTATGTTCAAAGGTTTCTACAAGTCAACTTTCTATCTTCAAAAGTTTACTTACACAGTAGACAAAGGAAAGAAAAGAGGACTCAATAAAGTAGCTGCTTTAATCAGAGCATCTTGCATCAGAACACTACGAATCAGCAAACAAACTTCTCCCCCAGGAAGCCCGCCGTTTGCCAAGACTAGGGGTGGTTTGAGAGTCATCGAGTATGTAACTTATGGAGACACGGCAATAGTCGGCCCCATCAAGTTCCCTAACAGTGACTTCTTTAACCAACCTGTTCCACACATTCACGAGTTTGGTGGAACATTTTTTAACAAGAGAGCCTACTTTAACTATCCTGAACGATCCTACATGGGTCACACCTTGAACCAACTAATTGCTAAAGGTGCTATCCCCCAGGAATTTAAGGTAGGCATGGGACACTACTTCAACTTCTAGTCAGACTCACAAAACTGCCTACAAGTCCATTTGACACTTTCTTTCAAGGAACAACACTTATGACAATGGCAACTGATTTGACTCAGTGCGATAAGAAGGGTACAGAAGTTTCTCTGTACTACGACACAGCAGATGATCCATCCACAGCAGGTGGTTCTAGCTGTACGACTCCTGTGTGGGTATTCCACAAAGGAATCACCGGTGATCTTTCGATCAACGAAACCGACGACGAAGAAGAACTCTCCGTCCGTGATCCAGACCAAATCTACAAACAGTACACCGAAAGCAAGTCTGACTTAGAAGTGTCTGGTGAACAAGTAGTCGATCCGTTGTACGAGGGTTTCATCTACCTCAATGCAATGCGACCAGGCAGCTATGCTCGAAACATTCTCGTCCTCACCGGATACTTGACCGAACTCAACAACATTGGGTTCAAAGGCAAGTTCCGAGGATTCGATCGTTCGATCACTGGCCCAGAATCTGGTGCATCCAAGCAAAACTTCAAACTCAAGCCAGCAGCTTGTGTGAAGTCTGGATGCAAGATCACCCCAGTAAAAACGGCCGCAGCAGGTACGCTTGCCAGTTACAACCCTGGCTTGTTTGCTGAGTATAACGTATCAAAGCTTGCCGCTGAGATTCAAGAACACTCAGTGTACAAAGCCCTCAACAAGACTTCGGCAGAGGAAATCTTCACCGACGTTGCACCGTTGATTACTTTCCTGGGTGAAGAAACCGTCGACAGCTTGCTAACAAGCCTAGTCGAAGCATCACCCATCCCCAGGGAAACCAGCCGAGCATCGGGACGACGAGTACAAAACGTCATCACCGGCATGGGTGGTTTCAATCGACAAGCCTTGCTAGATGCTCTTAACGAAATCGTTAAGAACAAGTAGCCTTCCCCAAGTTTTTACCTACCTCTACCCTACTCAGGTGTGCGCTTGAGTGGGGTAGAGTATTGAATAACCCCCTTTTTACCCTCAAAATTATGACAAAACACGTAGCTAAATTTTCGTTCGCTGGCAAGCAATATCCAATCAACATTACATGGAGTGCTGCCTACAATACCCTCCCAGATAAGTTTGGGCTTGAAATCCTCAAACTATTCGTCAACGACGAAATCACCCAGAAGATAGCCATGAACCTGCTGGTAGACGACGACCTCTGTCTCCGGCTTTGCTGGCACTATCTCGAATCACAAGTTCAATACGATTGGGACAAGTTCCTCGAACTGCTCGATGAAGAACCGGATGCTGTAGAACACTTCCGAGAAACGATGTGGGCAGCTATTGTAAATTTTTCCAGCCCCCAGAAGAAGGGGGTCTTGCTGGATCTGTGGAAAAGTCTCAAACGAGAAATGAAACAGTTGAGTCTCGACTCAGCCACATCATCGAAATCGTCTACCGAGTCGAATCAAGAGGCATCCGAGTAGACAACAAAAGTCTCGGTGAACTAATGTACATCGAGAAGATAGCGCACGAACGGGATCAGATTAACTGGGCCTGTTCTGCACAAAGTAAGGAACTCCTCCCAGAGAGTATCCGCAAACCAAAACCAGGTACAGGTAGAGCAGCAGTACAATCAGTTGTTGCTGGTCTAGTAAGTAAAGGAGATTATTAGTCATGGGTCGTCAAAGTATTCAAGCAGGTAAAGCAGTCATTGTTATCGATCTAGCAGATCAAGCTACAGCTAAGTTTTCTAAGCTGGTCAGCAATATGTCTGCAAAGATGATGCAAGCCTCTCGTGCTCTGCGGGATACTTCACTCAATGCCACCGCTGGTTTTGTTCTGTCTCAAATAGCTGTACGAAGTCTTGTTAAAGACTTCGTCAGCTTTGAGGATAAAATTCTCAACCTCACAGTCAAGATGGGATTCTTTGGCAACAAGACAGCAGAACAAACTGCTATCATTAACGACCTAGAGCAGACCATCATGCAACTAGGTAGAACCACAGCCTTTACCTCCCAGGAAGTAGCGGACGCAGCTATCTCGTTAGCACAAGCTGGTTTCTCAGCAGAAGAACTCAAATCTAGCTTGCAAGGTGTTCTCGACCTTGCCCGTGGTACAAACTATTCTCTTGGTGAATCAGCAGACTTCGTAGCCAACTTGATTCGAACATACAACATGTTCGGAGCAGACGACAGTCTTGAACAAAAAACAGCAAAAGTTACTAGACTTACTTCTCAATTAGTTGCTTCTACTCGACTCGGTACGATCGAAATTGTCGACCTTAGAGAAGCTTTTAAGTATGCTGCTGGTAAAGCTGCTGCTCTAGGTATTGAAATTGAAACACTTATGGCTTACTTCATCCAGATGTCCGAATCTGGATTGAAAGCCTCTCTTGCAGGTACATCATTAAATACAATGATGAGTAACCTGTCAAACAACTTAGCAAAGATTCAAAAATACTTTCCTAAGTTTCAAATCACTTTGACAAAGACTGGTAAAGTCGATCTACTCTCCACCCAGAAACAACTGCTCAAACTCACCGAAAGCATGGACTTCCTTAAAAGAACATCGTTCTTTCAAGAAGTATTTAACATGCGTGGTGAAAGAGCTTTTGCTGCTTCGGTCGAAGTGGAACGAATCAAAGCATTTGAACAAGCAATCAAAAGAGCTGGTGCTGAATCCAGACTAGCAGCAGCTGTGATGGAATCTGGCGCAGGTGGAGCAGTCCGAAGATTTACAAGTGCTTTAGAAACACTCCGAATCACAATAGTAAAACTTTACTCAAAAGAATTTACTGGTCTTGTAAATGGTCTAGCATTTTTAGTCACAGTAGTAGAAAGATTTATCGCAAATTACAAAGGGCTAACTCTAGCTCTACTAACTTCACCTGTTATATTTGGTGCTGTAGCTGTTGGTGCTATGACTTTGTCTTTTGTTCTAGCTCGATTAGCTAGAGCATTACGGTTAGTCTCAGCAGCAGGTCGTGGCCTCAAATTCCTGGGAGGAGGACTGCTTGGAGCCGCTAAAGGAACAGCAGCTATGTTCGGGCCAAAAGGCCCAAGTAGAGCAGCACAAATTGCTACCCAGATGAAAGCTGTAGCCAAGCTGCAAGCTAAAATCCAAACTATGTCAGCCAAAGCTCTGACCCGCAAAACAACTGCTGGTCAAGCTAAAGCAATGGCAGGTGTAGCTAACAGCAAGACTATGCAGAAGCTAGTAGCTGCAAGCCAAAAACTCCAAACCCTCCAGAAGCTACCACCCAACAGCCTGCTGGGACTACTTAGCAGATTCGGGCAGACAGCTAAGCAAGTTATTCCCGTCACCCAGAAAATGGCTGCGGCTGTTGGTAAAGCAGGTAGAGCTTTTGTTGCTAGACAAAAAGCTATCAAAACAAATGCTCTGATGAACTCTGCTATCCGTGGAGAGCAAATGATTGCTCTTAAAGCAGAACGAGCAATGCAAGCACAAATAGCAAAAGCCTCTACTCCGATTAAAGCTCCAGCAAAGACTGGAATGTCGGCATCAGCAGCAGCAGCAAAAAGAACATCACAAGTACAGAAAATACAAAATGCTGGTAAAGCTCTTAGATTGCATCTTAGTCCATCAAACATAAAAGTTTTAGATCAAACATACGACCGGTTGTATGCCGTTAGGCAAATCTTAAAAGATTTACCTAAAGTCATGATTACAAAAGATGGCCCAAAAACATCTATGACATGGCTTAAGTATCGTAAAGAAGAATTGATGCTGGCTAAACAGATTAATACTTTTGAAGCAAAAACAACTAGACTAACCGCAATCAAAAAACAAGCAGTTGCACGACGAGCTGAAACAATTAGGCAAGCTGGAGTACAACGGTCTCTTGATGCCAAAGCAGCAGCTAAAACTGCTTCAAGTCGAGCAAGACAAGCCGCTACTGTAAAAAGGCTAGAAATAGCTCAAACAGGACAAAGAATTGCTAGTGAAATGAAAATTGCTACTCTCCGATCCAGACTAACATCTGTCAAAAGTGCTGGGTCTATAGTGGGTGGTGGTTTAATGAAAGGCTTGTCTGCACTTAAAGGTGGTGGTATTGCTGCATTTAAGGGTATCTTTAACGTAGGTACTCTTGGTAAAGTTGTTACCAGCATCAATGCTATTGCACTAGGCTTCCTTAAAGTAGCTGGATCGGTTACTCGATTTGTGTTCTCTTGGAACTTTGTTGGAATGATCTTCAACATTTTGTTACTATTTGGAGACAAGATTCCTCCAGTAGTGCAAGCCTTCCAAGCACTCGGTCGTGGTATCAGTGGAGCATTTGGAGAACTTGGTAAGATTGCTAACTACGCAGCACCAGCACTCCAGTTGTTCCAATTAGCAATAGAAGCTTTCATGCAAGGAGATATATCTACTGGTGTTTTTGCAATATCCTCTGCATTTAGTGGGATTGCCGACATCATCAGCAATCAAATTATGGCAGCTTGGAATACTTTTATGGCTAACGTAGACTACTTGTGGGTTACGTTAATGAAAGTATTTACTGCACTCAAGAGCATCTTTATGAGCATCTTTGAAGGAGTAAGTCAGACCGCTGGTGTTATTGCTAGCCCGATCTTTAACTCGTTCAAAGACGTGTTTAGTATGTTTTCTGGGGGAGGAAAAGGTGGAATTGAAAGCATGGCTTTTGGTTTCACTGTTGGTCTTGACAAGTTTATTACCGAACTATTTAGAGGAGCAATCTTCTTGCACGAACAACTAATGAAATTCCTAGCAGCTTTTCAAAGTGTAATAGGACAAATCATTAGTCGCATCCCAGGAATGGGGGCTGCTGGTCGAGGTATTCAAATGGATGCGTCTGTCACAAGTCAAACAGCTTTTCTCGAAAGTAAACGAGCAAGAAAAGAACTTGAAACACAACGTGCCAGACGAGAACAAGAACTTTCAGCCATGTTTGCAACCAACACAGCAGGTCGAGCCGATCAACGTCGGCAAGCAGCAGCAGGTTACAATGCTCAGAGTCAACAAAGCAGTTTCAACATGTCGCGATCCCTTGAAATAGCAGCTGAGCTTTTTGAAGCTAACATGCAAAAGAGAGCTGCTGAAATTGCTAGACTACAACAAGAACGTGACTCCTTTGGTGATGGTAAAATACCACAAAGCACAGGACAAGGAGCTGCTTGGTTGGAGCAACTCGATCAAATGCAAAGTGGTCTGCAAAAGTATCTACAATCTGTTACTGGTTCTGCAATGTCTACTCGATCCATTTATCGAGTTGATACCAAGACCCAAGAACAGCTAATGAAAGATCAGTTAGATGAACAACGTGAAACCAACCGACTACTCTCAACAGGTGCAGGTATGCCATGATCCCAGAACATGCCAGTATACAAATAGCTCATGCTTTGCTAACTCGAATTAGCAGGCATGACAAACCAACGTATCGATTATTCTACCAAGACTACCGATCGTTCTTTTCAGTAACAAAAGTACCAGCTGTCAACCAGATCTATAACTCTGCTGGACAGGTGGTAATTGTAGATGTAGATTGTGCCAAAGCAATCGAGTATCTAAAAAACAAGTTCAACTTCTACGACAGCAATGAACTAACCGACGTCCTCCAGGAAGAAGCGAAGCACCATGCCGTCTGACAATGACCCAAACCAAATCATTTTTGAAGAAGTATTCAAAGAGTCTCGATCGTTCTCAGTAAACAGACAGACCATCACCAAAGACTTTGTCTTTCGTGTTACGTCTGATTTGTTCCTTGATCTAGCAGAACGACAAGTCCTCCCAGGAACTTCGTTTGAAATGACGTTCGATGACTCAGTGATGCAGAGAGAAGTCATACCGATCTTCTACGGGTTGGTTCCAATGACTTTCATGTTCTACTTTGACGACGACAAGTTCCAGTTGTTGTACTTAGCTAGTATGTCTGGTACTCAGATCAACCACACCACGTGGGAACTGAAACTGACCTACGACGTACCAAGTGACAACGGAGCAAACAGTGGTTCTGGTAGCGCAGGACAGGGTGATTCAGGCCCAAGTGACCGAGAAGCAAACAGTACCAAGTTTACTCAAGTGTCATTCAACGGATCGGTCTCCACCCAGAAAATACAGAAGGCGAGGGTCATGGAGTGCCAAAAGGCAAAGAACAGACCATCGTCCGAATCAGTCCCCTACACCATCAACAACTACGGTCTGATCGGTTACAGTGAAGACGGAATTGAAGGAGCAGAAGTTTACACTCGTTCTTTCAAATTCCAAATCACTCAGTACATGCCACCTAGCAAGCTGACGTATTCATACATACGTCGGCTATCCAGAATGATAACCTGTACTAACAAAAAGAAGTTCTTTGGTTTTGCACCAGAGAGTGTGATGTTTGTTGGATATTCTGGTGAAGGTGACTTGTACCAAGCAGTACCCGTCACACTTGAGTTCGAAGTCAAAAACAACTTTGCTTTTAGTGACACACTCGAATCAATCTCCACCCCAGAAGATACGGTCGTGTGGCTAGGCCCAGACAGGAAAGTCATTATCACTGACAATCAGTATGATCTGTACAGAGAAGATGAGTTTCCAAGTACACAGCAAGCATCCACTACAGGACAAGCTCCTGGTATTCATTCTGGGTGGAGTATTGTCTCATACGAGTACGCACCCCAGATACAAACCAGCAATGGTGGTCGTCAAATTAGGATTCCTAGTTTGAGGACAATCTTAAAACACTATTACACAGCCGACTTTTCAGAATTTCAATTATGACAAGACGAGCACTCAAGCCTGGTACTAAGTACCGTGACGTTCTCACCAGCAAATTCATCAATGAGCTTATTCAACCCGAACCTGTGTTTAGTGGTACTGCCGGCAAAGGCTTTCACCATGAAGAAGTTCGGATCATGGGTCAGCATATTTCTGGATCTGCAACTGACATCATCCAACCCTACGAAGTTGTTCTGATCGTCGAACCCTTCGATGTAATGAACACCAACAAAGCACCAGGTGGAGGTCTCCCCCAGGAAGTACCAGCAGTCCCTGCTGTTAAAGTCAATAAGTTCTCTGAGTTCAATTCAACTACACACGGATTCAATCCACTGTGGGGGATTGCTCAAGGACAGATTAGTGGGACTGTTTGTGCTCCTGTCCTTCTTTCTGGGGTGAGTCATCTAAAGTTAGAAGGTACTAGACCTACCACCAACCTTTCAGTCTACAAAGGACTAGACATCTTCAACGGTGTCATGAACTATGACGTAAGAGGTAGAGCAGAAATCATCGGCAGTCTGTCTGCCAACGGTAGCCACGCTATAGTACACCTTACTAGGAAAAGACAAACCTCAGTGTTTGGTAGAACAATCAACAGCATTGCTCCAAGCAGTTCTGGACTGTTTAACCTTGCAGTACCTTCTGCTAGTTACTGGACATTTTCTTCTGTTCAACTAATCGGCTTCAATCCCCACGACACTAAAACAATAGCTGCCAACCGTCGAATCGTAGCAAGTGAAGTAGACGGTAGGTGGATGATTCACTTTGAGGCTTGTCCATGAGTACCCTTAATTGTTTGTCTGATTGCTGCCCTACAACTCCTCCCCCAGAAGAATGTTGCATCGAGCTGTCCGACTTGTCTACACTATTCCCTAGTGGAGTTGGTGTGTCTGTCGGTGGAACCTCGCTCACTTTTTCTCCTGGAGGTTGGTACAAAGAAGGTTGCTGTCTCCGTAACACTTCCATTTCTGGAGGAGGTAGTCTTGGAGTACAGTGTACTTCTGATTGGACATACGAAACATCAGAAACAATTAAGTGTATTCAACGAGCAAAGAAAAAGAAAACAGTCACAACCAGCTTCGACCCTACCTCCCCAGAACTACCCGACCTCTGTGCTTTCAACGAATGTCCTGACATCGTAATAGCCTTCGAGTCTACTGGTTCTGTAATGGAGAAAGGAGAACGAGTGGTTGCTAGTAAGTTGTCTGTACTATCAGCAACCATCACTGTCGGAAAGTTTCTTCGTACTTGTGAGTACGGAACTTCCGAGTGTGTGTTTGTCGTCGGTCTGACAGTGACATTCAGCTTACAAGCAAGTGGATTCACCCAGGGCTACAAGACTTTCACTAGAACACTCGACTTTGTTAATGCAGACATTCTCCAGTATTGCTCTAACGGTGCAACCCTCGAAGAACTAGCTGCTGGATTCAACGTCAACACATCAATAGGATCGAACGACTTTCCATTATGTAATTATATCTCCCTAGACTCCACCCCAGGAGAATTGCTGACAGTCAGCCGAGTAAAAGTTCTTACTAACTTAAACTGTCCACTAACATTCACTGACGACGACGACAACCCTCAGTTCTGCGACCAACCTTTCTTCTGTCTAGCACCAACAACAGAACAAGGCCCAATCACAGTTACCTTTAACAGAACCTTACCACCAGTGTACGTTGGTATAGAACCATACACTTACGGTACAGTCGTCGAGTGTTGTGCAACTGCTGTGCTTAATACTTTTCCCAACCCAAAACAAATGTGGGAAGTAGTTGGCCCAGCCACAATAACAATCGACCCCGTATCCTGGACATACGATCCTCCTCCCCCAGGACAACAGCACATCGACTCGTGCTTTATAGTGGGATTGTCTCAAGATTGTACAGTAGGTCTTGGAACTTGTTACGGTCTATTTCAAGGATGCTGGCTACCTTATCCAGAAAACACTGTATTCATTTTTGTCGTACAGTGTGGTTTATGTTCAAGTATTCTAACACCAACTCTTACATTTTACAACCAAACTTTCTCCGACCACTCATTCAACTACACCAGTGTCACTGACTCAACCCCAATCACCCACACCCATAACATTCCAGCATGGACACTAAACTGTTAGACCTAGAGTACACTTGTCCAATTCTTGTGTGGACTTGGGAACAAATCCTAGCAGGTGAACCAGCACCAATAATCACTCACAGTCCAGTGATTGAAGTAGAACCACTATCCCTAGGATTCACTCCCACCCAGGAAGAAATCTCCCCCAGGAGTAAGGTGCTGGTAGTTACCATTGGTGTTGGTGAGGAGTTTAGTGAACTACTCCAGCACAATCGAAGTATCAAAAAGTATGCTGAACGTATTGGTGCTGACTATGTTGAGTTGACTGACTCTACTCAACTATGGTGGGGCTACGAAAAGTTTAGAATCTATCAGTATGCTCAAGAGTACGACTACACTATCTATCTTGATGCCGACTGTGTGGTTGACGACGACTGCCCCAACCTAGTCAATCTTCTGGGAAGTGCCGACGTACTAATACACAACGACACTCCCGATCTTCCTACTACCGACTGGATGATCCACGGTAAGTCAGCAGTCTACCAGTCTCAACAACTACCAGCCGACACAGAGATACCAGCATACTGTCTCAACACAGGTGTAGTTGTATGCCGACAAGCATCAGCAAGTATCTGGAAGCCACCAAGCCACCCACTCCCCAGGAAACACTGTGACGAACAGTTTTGGGTAGAATACCAGTGTCTTCCATACAAAGTCTCGTACCTCCCAAGAGAGTACAACACTCAGTGGTGGATGAAAGACTTTGCAGAATCCCCTTGCTACATTCGTCACTACGCCAACGACCCTAACCGTCTCGAAACATTCCGTAACATGAATCCACTACCTCCCTGCCAGTTCCTTGAATCTGAAACAGGTGAATGTAACATCATTAGTGAACTAGCTAGAGAACCATACTACCCCACCCCAGAAGAATGTCGGGGCTGTGGTAGATGTACACCTAGCCAGTCAGTCAACGATGTTACCCGAACTGTTGCAAACAAATTGTTAGCCGAACAAGGTAAACCACTTTTGTTTGAAGTAGGATCTGGCCCAGGTACTACACTCAAAAAAACCCTGAGCTGGTTTCATACGTCCAGCAGTTGTGGTTGTGAAGAACGAGCTGCAATCATGGATGCTTGGGGTGTTCAAGGTTGTGAAGAAAACATTAGGACTATTCTCTATTGGCTTAGAGATAGTGCAACAGCACAAGGACTTCCGTATAGTGAAACTGCTGTATTAGTTATTCTCAAAAGTATTTTTGCAATGGAGAAACTAAAGTGTATTATTCAATAATGGAAGTCTATCTTGGGACTATCATAGTCCACTTGGTTTGTGGTATGATGATAGACTTACACAGATATTTAGTATCAAGGTATGATACTACCTCGCTTCGCTAGTGCGTCCGGTTTGGGGTCTTGGTCTTGGGTCGAAAATCGGTCTAGGGTTCGCCTATGAGCCTAGCAGGGGGCTTAAAATCGATTTTACGCGGTAGTTTCGGAGTTCCCCTATAGAGCGTAGCAGTATCATTTTATGATATTAAACTGATGTTTTCTAAATCGATGGGTGTAGTTCCGTGATGCGTGAAAGTATCATCCTATGATATTAAATTGTACTTTTTCAGGGTGTACTTTTTATTTTAGGGATTTTCTGATTTTCTCTCTTGTCTTTTGTTTTCTTCTGCGTATACTTCGACAGATTAGGAAACTAATCCGCCAGTAAGAAGTATCCTATTGTGATACCAACTTTGTTCGGTGTGTCCCTTCTGTCCCTTCTCCAGTCCAGTCCAGTCCAGTCCAGTCCAGTCAAGTCCCTCCAGTCCCTTTATCGTATCGTTAGGAACCTTTACCATGACAGCTATCATTTTCCCAACTCTATCCGGTGATTTCAAAATCAACCTACTCGGAACCGGACTAGCTGACCCCACTGTATTCGTCGAAGAAAACCAACTCGATACAGTTGTACACAATCTTGCATTAAAGGGCTTTGCAATCGAATTTGCAAGCTAGTCCCTAGTCTCTAGTCTCTATCCCTGACTCTATCCCCCCCAATCCCTAAAGTCTCTCGATTCCTACCACAACAGTCTTGGCTCCGACTGTTGTAGCAACTCTGCCCTAGTCTAAGTGACTCCTTCCAGCTTAGGCTAGGGCAGAACTTTTCTTTCACAGCGTTTCGTTCGTCATCCGTCATTCGTTTATAGTCTCCGTCATGCAGTCAATAAAAAACCCAGAAAATTCTTACTACGTGGGAACCTCCCACCATCTACCCACCCCAGGAAAACCAGGCCAGTCGGCCAACAAAAAAACCCTGGAAAATCTTTCTACGTGCAACCACCAGACAAAAAACCCAGACAAAAAAAACCCACAAAAAAACCCAGTGGCCGGCCTCGTACGGGAAATTTTCCAAATAAAAAAACCCCAAAGTCGTCTTACACGTGTACCTGGGTGTGGGGTGGGCTGTTGTGTGTGAGTGCGGGTGTATGGGTCAGCTAGTACACTCACCCCCCCCCTGTAGAGGGGTATCGGGTGTACGGGTGTGCTAGTACACTCGGAGGAAGTTCACAAAACAGAAAGTTCGCTAAACTAGAAGTTCGCAAAAGAGAATGTTTGCAAAATCGGAAGTTCGCAAAAGTAGAAGTTCGTTAAATCGAAAGTTCGCTAAACTAGAAGTTCGCAAAAATAAAAGTTCGCAAAAGAAAACAAGCTTGAATTTTGCGAACTTTCTAAACTCGGAAGAAAGCTCTTCCTTGTTCGAGAGCTCTTGAAGCTTCGAGAGAGTCCGGGAGAGCTCTTCCTTGTTCGGGAGAGTCCGAGCTTGCTTCGAGTCTCCTAAAAATTCTAAAATAATTTTAGAAGAGCTTTCCCTTGCTTTTCTTGGGAAGCTTGCTCTTCCTTCCTCCTAGAAGAAAAAGAAAGCTTCAAGAGGACTTGTCACAAGTTCCGAGACTTTCTAAGCTTCTGCAAGCTCGGAGCTTTTCGAGTCCGGGAGACTTCCTCCCAGGAGCTCCGAGCAAGTCCACAAAAGAAAGAGCAAGAGAATGAAAGAAAGAACTTTTGACGAAAGGCACTTCGAGAGACTTTATCTCAAGAAAGAGATACAAGTTCAAAAGCTTACAAATAAGCTTCAAGCAATCGAGCTTGAACAAGCTCGGAAGGAAGCTCGGAAGCAAGCTCGAAAAGCTCGGAAGAAAAAGAAAGAGCTTCGAGAGTATTCGGACTCCCTTGCAGTTTCGGGAGGGGAACTTGTCTCAGCTCAGCATACTCTAGCAAGTATTCTTGCTTCCTTTAAGCAACAAGAGCAAGAGCAAGCTTTCGAGCTTGTCCAAGAGTCCGAAGCTTACAACTGGGAACAAGTTGAGACTTCCTCCGAGCAGCAAGAGGACTCGAAAGAGAGCAAGCTTTTTGTTCCTCTTGAAGAGGACTTCCCAGAAGAAAGCTCTTCCGAGTCCACAATCGACCCAAGGGAGATATGGTAGTCTCCCTCCCAGGAAGTCCAAGCGGGAGCTTTCGAGCTCGGAGAGCGTAACTCTCTCCCCTTCCTCTTGCTTGTTTCACAGTGAAGCAAGCTTTTTCGGAGCTCGCTTTCTTGCATAGAAGAAAGCTCTTAAACTTTTTCCAATAGGGGAAAACATTATGCAAAAGTTTGCTATCCAAACCGCTTCCGCTTCCGAGCTCAAAGCAATCTTCGGAGCTCTTGTCTCGAACTCAGTCCGAAAAGTTCGCTCGGAAGAGCTTACAAGCTCGGAAGTTCGGACTCTGAACTCCAAGATTGTAGGAAACTCTTTTTCGTGTTTTGTCGAAGCAACAAGAGAGAATCTTGAAATCCTGGCAGGAATCCGAGCTTGCAAGGAAGGGGAACACCCCTTTATCACAATCGGAGGGAAAGGATACGTATTCGAGAGGAACAAGCACAATCGACCGCTTTCACTCTCAAGAGTACTCCCAGTAACAAAAGAGGGGACTTACTCGAACTCCCAAGCAAGGGGACTTTGGGGAACTCTTGCAGGAGTCCTCTTGTTTACCGATGAAGGGGAGATTGCTTCCGCACAGCATACAATTTCGGGAGCTCTCGGAGCTCTTGAGAACGGGGAGACTCTCCCAGGGTTGTATTTCTTTTGTGTTTTCGGACTCCCTCCCCAATACCGCGATATGAGCGACAAGGGAAGAGCTCGGAACAAGCAACAAGATTCTTTCTCGGACGATAATCTTTTCGACGAAAAGCTTTTCGAAGGAATCCAACTTGAAAGAACTCCCGAAGGGAAAGAGAGACAATCGGAGCGTATGGGCTTGCTCAAACTGCGTAGCAAGATTGCAGCAAGTGTACTTGCTCGAAGTTCTGGGAAAGATATTTCTCGGACGGGAGACAAGCTCTCTTGGGTACAAGAAAAAGACTTTTGCTCCCGTTTCTCCGATGCTCAAACTATGGAAAAGCTCTCCCTCCGATTGTGGGAAGCTTCGAAGTCTCAAAGCGGAAAGCAAGATAGGGCTTGGCTGGACTTGTTCGAACCAAGTATCCTTGGGACTTGTCTTGTACTCGCTTCGAACTCGGAGGAAGTTATCTCTTCTAAGATTGCTTCCGAAGTTCAAAGGGAAGAGGGAGAGTCTCCCGAAGAGTTTGCCGAAAGAAAGCTTGCTCTTCGAGCTTCCCTCTTGTCTCCCGAAGCTCCCTTGGACTTAAATTGGGATTTGGTAGATACGGTGCTTGAACTTGTTTCAACCACTTCGGACAATTCCGGTCCGCTTGTTTCTGTCTTTTCGGACTTGTTCGGAAGGAAAGCAAAAGACAAGAAAACCGACGAAAACAAGAGCTTACTTTATTCAAAGCTCTCGATTGCTGCTATGAGTGCTTGTGTCGAACTTGTGAAGAATATCCAAAAAGAGGACTTCACAAGCTCGGTTTGGACTTCCTACGTAGTTCGAGAGGGGAAAGTTCCGACAAACTATCGAAACTTCGGAGGGTTGGATTGTGGCTACATCAACTCCCGAAAGAGCAAGAAAGAAGAATAAGCTTCTAGCTAGCTAAACTCTCGAAACTCTCCGAGCTCTCTTCCCTCCCAGGAAGGGAGCTTTTTCTTTTGTAGTCTTTTGCAAGCTCCCTCCCTCTTGCTCTTGCTGCAAGAGCTTTTCTTGCTGCAAGCTCTCCCTCTTGTCCGAGCTCTCTTGCTCTCCCTCCCTCCCTCCCCTCTTCCGAGTTCCCTTCGCTTGCTCTTGCTCGGAACTTCCTTCCCTTGCTCTCTTCCTTGCAGCAAGTTTTCCTCTTGCAGCAAGAGAGCTCCCGGAGCTTCAATCTTTCCCTTGCTCGATTGCTCCCTCTCTTTCTCGGAGCTTCCCTCCCTTCCCTTCCTAAGTCTCCCAGGAAGCTTGCTCGGAGCTTCGGAGCTGGTCTCCCTCTCTTTCTCCCTTCCGAGTCTCGGAGCTTGTCTCGGAGCTCCCTAGAAGCTTCCCAAGCTCCCGAAACTTTCTCGAACTTTCTTTCCCTTCCGAGCTCTTCCCCTCTTTTCTTCCGAGCTCCCTTCCGATACAAATACAAGCCCTGGGAGACTTCCTCCCAGGAAAAGAACTCCCTTCCCAGGAATACGAAAGATGAACAAGCAAGCAATCGAGCTTGAAGCAAAAGCAACAAGAATAGCAAGAAAGATTGAAACTCTTGAACTCTATCTATCGGAAAAAGAAAGTTCGAGAGTCCGAAGAGAGCTTGCTAAACTAGAAAAAGAACTCGAAGCTTTGGACTTACAACTAGAAGAGCTCGGAATAAATTAACTCCCTCCCTTCCCAGGAATCCCAATTATGAAGTCTCTAGAATACTACAATTCCCTCTCAGTAGAAGAGCTCGGAAAAGAGCTCAAAAGCTTGTCCCTCTCCGAGCTTGATATAGTTTCGGAGCTCTTCCGAAAGCAAGGGGAAGAGAGGATACAAGCCCTAAGAGCTCTCCCTCTTTTCTCCCGATTAGAACTCTTGACGGGAGTTCTCTTGCTCGAAAGCTTGCTTGCAAAAGCTTGCTGCGATTATGCTTTTCTTGTTTATCTCTTTCAATAAGGAAACTTTCATGCTCTCCCAGAAACTTTACAAGCTTTATCTACAAGCTCGATTTCTTGAATTGAATGAAGCTCCCGAAGCTTCGGAAGCTCTTCACTCCCAGGAGCTCCAAGCAATCGAAAGCAAGCTCTCCGAAGCTCCCGAAGCTCTCCTAGTTCTTCCGAATAACTGGAGAAACTACATACAAGAGAAAGCCCTAGAAGCTTTCATGCTTGCTTGCAAGGAATACGAAAGCAACCCCTCCCAAGAAAAGCTTTTGCTTAGTCAAGCTTGTGAAACAATTTCTTCTAATTGGGACGCTCCCGAATCTTGCTTGCTTAATGGCTATGCTTTCGAGATTGCTTTCTTGAATCGCTCTCCCTTGTAAACTTCCTCTCTTCCCTTGTCTCTCTTGGAGCTCCCTTTATCGGGAGCTCTTTTTGTTTCCCTCCCTTCCTTGCTGCTCTTGCTGCTCGAAACTCTCCCGCAGCAAGAGAGCTTGCTTTCTCCCTTGCTTTCTCTTGCTCTCCGAGCTTGTCTCCTAGAAGCTCCCTCTTCCCTCTTCCTGGGAGTCCTCTTCCCTCTTCCCTCCCTTCGGAGCTTTCTTCCCTCCGAGCTCTTCTAAGCTCTCTCCCTCCCTTCCTTGGAGCTCTTCGAGTCCTCTTCCCTCCCGAAGTCCTCTCCCTTGCTCGGAGCTCTTCTAGGAAGTCCTCTCTTGCTCTTCCCTCTCCGAGCTCTCCCAGGAAGTCCGAGAGCTCTTCCTAGAAGTCTCTCCCTCTCCCTCCCAGGAAGAGAGCTCCCTTGCTCCGAGTCCGAGAGCTTTTCCAATATAGCAAACTTTCTTTCCCAGTAGAAAAGTCTTGTTTAGCGAACTTTCTTTTATATCAAACAAGTCTTGTTTAGCGAACTATCTACAATCCGAAACAAATCCAGTTTAGCGAACTTCCACTATAGCGAACTCCCGATATAGCGAACTTTCGATATTGTGAACAAACCCTACTTGCAATCCGATTGCAGATGCAAGGGGTGTGCAGGTGCAAGGCTTGTGCAAAACAATAGGTTCTTGGTAGGTTTTCCCGAAGGGAGC